TAACGAAGATCGTCGACGAGGTCGGCGTTAGATCGGGGCCGTCAATCGGCTCCCACGGGAGGGGTTCCCCGAGGAAAAGCTCAGGGGGTCGTCCGGGACGTTCGTGTCCGGGAGATGCGGGGCGAGGGCGATTTGATCCAACCATTTTCAAGAGCTCCTTGGGTCGCGTAAGGATATATAATCAGGTCTAATGATTTGAGAGAAGAGTAGATATTATTCTCTATCAAATCATTAGAAGAGAAGATGTATCCTCGCGCGCTACGGAAAACCCCCTGTTCTCTTTTCGTTTACGGTTTTATATTCGATTTAGTAACAAATAAGAAATATTTTAGCAACAATCGACGGAAATATAATTTCCGTAATTATAAAAAGGTTAATCGAAATACAAGAAATATAATTTCCGTATTATTTATAGGGATTATTCCGCGCTCTCCGCCGAATTACAAACTCGCGTCGGACTACGGCTGGCGCGAAAGAATGTTTCTCGATTAGTTTCTCGCCCGGGCTTCTCGAGAGGGCTTCGGGTTGGTTGACTATCGCTGGTACGCCGCGCAGGCGCTCGCAGGGCTTGAATCGACCGCAATTCACCACCTATCCCGCGAAGGGATTACCGCCTGGTCTCCCCAGCCGGAGCCAAACCGGCCCGGCCGATTGTTTCCCGGCTATGTTTTCGTCGAGCTCGAGACCCCGGACGATGCCGGGGTCGTCAACCGAACGCGCGGCGTTCACAAGCTCCTCCCGGTTCACGCGAGCACCCCCCTGCCCCTTCCGCATCGCTTCGTCGAGAACCTCCGCGCACTGATCGAGCAGGGGAGCTTTACCGATCGCGCCGTCGCCGAAACGGTCTACAAATTCGTCGAGCACGACGAGATCGTCATCGACGGCGGGCCGTGGGACGGCCACACCGGAGAATTTCTCCGCTACCACAAGAACTGCTCAATCGTTCTTTTGGCTTGCTTCGGTTCGAAAAGGGAACTACCAATACCGCGCGACGTACGGCTCCTGCCTTCCGGGCGGGGGACGCGGAGCGTAGGCGACCTCGTCGCCGCGTAAGGGCAATCAAACATTGAAAGGACGGTCCCGAGCCTCGGCCTCGAGCGCGTAAGCGGATGCAAATCCGAGAGCGCAGTCCATGAGGGACGCGGCGCGACCGCGACCCCGTTATGCCGATAGCCGGGCAAAAATTGTGCGGGGCCAAAACCCGAAAGGGGCGGCCTTGCGAGGACATCGCGATGGCCAACGGGCGCTGCAAGCGACACGGAGGCAAATCGACTGGTGCCAAGACGCCGCAGGTCGCTGAGATAAACCCCGCCTACAAGTACGGGATTTACGGCAAATATTACAACGACGAGGAGAAGACCCTCATCGACGGTAACGCCTTCAAGGCGGGACAAGTCGAGGCGGAACTAATCGCCGTCCGCGTTCGCCTCAAGCGCACGCTCGAGGCCCGCGCCGCCTGGGAAGCCTCCCTCGTCAAGACCGAGACCAGCCCCAAGCCGGACGGTCAATCGGAACTCGTCCTCGTCGGGATCGAGGAGGGCGAGAAGCCCTTCGGCAAAGACGCGGACGTCATGCCCTTCGAGGCACGGACGTTCAAGCTCCCCGACTTCGACGCGATTATCGAGCGTTGCCTCCAACGGATTGAGTCCCTCGAGAAGACCCGCAAGGAGCTCCTCAAGGACGACGACGGCGATAACCCGGAGCCCGGCCGCGACCGCGTGACCTTCTCCGGCGGCCTCAACGGCGGCGACGACGAAGAGCTCCCGTCGCCCTTCGCCCCGAAGACGGAACCGTGACGCATTATCACGTTCCGCTCCCGGTCCTTCACGTCGGTCAGCGAAAGGCGCTCAAGCTCCCCGGCAAGCGGAAGCTCGTCCGCTGCGGCCGCCGCTGGGGTAAGACCGACTTCGGCAAGACCCTCGCGATCGACGAAGCCGCCGTCGGTATGCCGGTCGGCTGGTTCGCGCCGGACTACAAGATTTCCTCCGAGGCCTACGACGAGATGCTCGACGTCGTCGAGTCCTCGGTCCCGACGCTCAAACGGTCCGCCTCGAAGGTCGAGGGCCGGATCAAGACCCGGACGCACGGTCGGGTCGACGTCTGGACGCTCGAGAACGATCGCGCCGGTCGGTCCCGCAAGTACAAGCGGGTGATCATCGACGAGGCGGCGTTCACGAAGAACGGCCCGAACACCGACATCGGTTCGATGATGAGCGTCTGGGAACGCTCGATCGAGCCGACCCTCCTCGACCTCGACGGCGATTGCTGGGTTCTCTCGAATACCAACGGCAACGACCCCGAGAACTTCCTCTACGCGATCTCCCCCTCGGGCGGAGATCCGCCGCGCGAGCCGGGAGGCCCGGGGGCGAAGTACGGCTTCGTCGAATACCACGCCCCGAGCTGGGCGAACCCGCACGTCCCGAAGCGCCGCCACGACGAGACCGTCGAGGCCTGGCTCCTCCGGCGCGCGGCGACCTTCGCCAAGCTCAAGGCCGAGAAGCATCCGCTCGTCTTCGCCCAGGAATACGGTGCCGAGTTCGTCGACTGGTCTGGCGTCGCCTTCTTCTCGCTCGAGAAGCTCCTAGCCGAGGGCGTCGCCCTCCCCTATCCGACGAGCTGCGATTCCGTTTTCGCGGTCATCGACTCCGCGACCAAGACCGGCAAGGCGAACGACTCGACCGCCGTGACGTACTACGCGGTCAACAAATCGAACCGCACCTACCCCCTGCTCATCCTCGATTGGGACATCGTCCAGATCGAGGGCGCGTTCCTGATCGACTGGCTTCCCTCCGTCCTCCGCCACCTCGAAGAGCTCGCGGGCCTCGTCGGCGCGCGGATGGGATCGCTCGGCGCGTTCGTCGAGGACAAGGATAGCGGGCAGATCCTCCTTCAGGCGGCGACCGCCAAGAGGCTGCCGGCCACGCCGGTCCCCTCCGAGCTGACCGCGATCGGGAAGGACGAGCGGGCGCTCAAGGCGAGCGACCACGTCTACCCGGGCCGGGTCAAGCTGACCGACGTCGCCCACGACAAGGTCAAGGATCACAAGGGGACGACGCGCAACCACCTCGTCGCGCAGGTCACCGGCTTCCGGGTCGGCGACAAGGACGCCGCCAAGCGGGCGGACGACCTCCTCGACACGTTCACGTACGGGGTCTGCCTAGCGTTGGGAGATGCCGATGGGCTTTAAGCGCGGCTACGCCTACGAACTGACCCTCCTCGTCGCCGCCGTCTTCGTCGCCGTCATCGCGGTCGCGGTCCTCGTTCTCGGGAAATGATTTGATGCAACTCGGCGCAACCCTCAAGGACGTCTTCGGCGGACAGCCGGGCTGGCTCAAGGCCGTCCCGGAGGGAACCGTCTTCGACTTCTCGGTCGGCCGCGTCGAAGGGCCCGGCGGGGCGCTCGTCCGGAGCCCGGCCTCCGGCCGCTGGGTCTTCGCGATTTCCCCCGCGCAGCTCGGCCCGGCGGAGGTCCGGTCGTGAGCTTCGACCCGAAACGCTTCGAGGACGACGCCTGGTCCGACCTCCGCGTCGGGCCGTTCATCGTCGTCTTGATGATCGCCGCCGGGATCGGCGCGCTCTTCGCCTGCTTCGTCTACGGGGTCGGCCCGCTGTGAGCACCGTTACCGTCAACGGCTCCCGGCTCGGGACCTCGCTTCAGTCGATGCTCGAGGCGGACGAGATCGTCCCCGGCGCGGAGCCGAGCTACGAGCTCTGCAAGATCATCTATTCCTTCCATCCGCTCGGCGCGAAGATGGTCGACTCGCCGATCAAGGCGGCCCAGTCGCAGTCCCGGGAGATCACGGTCGGGAACGCCCCCGACGACGTCCCGGAAGCCTTCGTCAAGGAATGGCTCGCGATCGGCGCGGACGACCACATCCGGGCGCTCGGTTCGCTCGCGCGGATCTACGGTATCGCCTCCCTCGCCGTCTTGACCGTCGGGAAAGACCCCTCGACCCCGTTCGACCCGGCGAAGTCCGCGACCGAGAAGCTCGCCTTCAACACCTACGACCCGCTCAACACGGCGGGCTCCTTGGTCCTCGACCAGAACCCGAACTCGCCGGACTTTCAGAAGCACGCGAGTATCGCGGTCGCGGGGAAGCGGTACGCCCGGAACCGGAGCGTGACGCTCCTCAACGAGCGCCCCCTGTATATCGAATATACGTCCTCGGCCTTCGGCTTCGTCGGTCGGTCCGTCTATCAGCGCCCGCTCTACCTCCTCAAGTCGTTCGTCCAGACGATGATAACGGACGATATGGTCTCGAAGAAGGCCGGGCTGATTATCGCCTTCATCAAGGGCGCGGGCTCCGTCGTCGACAATATGATGATGAAGTTCACCGGGATGAAGCGGTCCCTCCTCAAGCAGGGGGTCGTCGACAACGTTCTCTCGATGGGCCCGGACGACAAGGTCGAGTCGCTCAACCTTCAAAACCTCGACGGGGCGTTCGGGAACTCCCGCTCGAACATCATCAAGAACATCGCGACGTCGATCGACGCGCCCGCCGCCCTCCTCGAGAACGAGTCCCTGACCGAGGGCTTCGGCGAGGGGACCGAGGACGCGAAGATGATCGCCTCCTACGTCGACGGCTTCCGCAAGTGGCTCGCCCCCGCTTACGCCTTCTTCGACCCGATCGTCATGCGCCGGGCCTGGAACCCGGACTTCTTCAAGATCATGGCGAAGCGGTTCCCCGAGGAGTACGGCGGGCGCGACTACGAGGAGGTCTTCCTCGAGTGGCGCGATGCCTTCGCCGCGAACTGGCCGTCGCTCATCAAGGAGCCCGACTCCGAGCTCGTCAAGGTCGAGGACGTCAAGTTCAAGGCCCTGCTCGCAACCGCCGAGATACTCGCGCCGCAGCTCGACCCGGAGAACAAGGGCACCCTGATCGAGTGGGTCGCGGACAACCTCAACGAGAACAAGCTCCTCTTCGCCCACCCGCTCGAGCTCGACATCGACCTCCTCCGCGCCTGGAAGCCCGAGGTCGCCGAGGGCGAGGACGGCGTCAAGGGGATCGGCGTCAACGAGAAGCTCGACGCCGCGCCGGGCGGGCACAACGCGATCAAATACTACGAGGACGCCGTCAAGCGCCTCCCGCTCCGCTTGATCGACCGGAAGACCGGGACTTGAGCGCGCCCCTCGGCGAGGACGTCCTCGCCTCGCTCAACGAGGCCGTCATGCACAAGACCGCGATGGACCGCGACCTCAACAAGCTCCGCGACGCCGTCACGCGTCGCGACTGGGCCGCCGTCGAGGAGATCCGGTTCGGGCTCCACACCGCGATGGACGGCTACGTCGACGCCTACGCGACGGCGGGCCGCCGCCTGATGCACGCGCTATGAGCTGGCGTCGGCGCTGCAAGAAGAAAATCTCGAACGAGGAACTCGCCGTCAAGCTCGACGTTGTCCTTCTCGCTATAGCCTCCCTTTCGACGCAACTTTCAACCACGGAGAACAAGCTCATGTCGGCAGACGACGACCTCAAAACAGCCATCAGCGCCCTCGCGGATTCCGTCGGGGCAATGCAGACCGCCGTCGCGGCGGAAGGCGCGGACATCGCGACCTTGACCGCGACGATCGCCAACGCCTCGAACGACCCGGTCGTCGTCGACGCCGTTGCCAAGATCAACGCGGCGGTCACGAATATCAATACGGCGACGGCCGCTGCGGTCGCCGCCGTGACGCCCGTTGCCGCCGCCGCGCCCCCTGTCCAGCCCGCCGTCGGTTCTTAACGCCTAAATGCCCGGCTCGAGCAAGGAGGCCGAGTACCGCCGCGTCGTCGACGAAGCGGTAAACGACCTCGCCGAGCACGGGTTCGATTCGGCCGAGCGCGTCGCGTACTGGGAGGAGCGGATTCGCCGCGCCGCCGAGGCCGCGATGGGCCCGTCCGCCAAGATGGAAGAAATGCTCCGCGAGCTCCTCGCCGCGACCTACAAGAAGATGGTCGAGCGCGGGAAGATCGCGGACTTCCACCCGGGCGTCGCCCGCTGGACGATCGAGCGGATCAAGCCCGAACTCCGCGCCGAGCTCGACCGCCGGATAATGGCGAGCGCGCAACTGATCCGCCTCAAGCGGAAGCAGCGGATCGAGGAAACCGTCGCCCGCTTCTCCGGTTGGGCGACAAGCCTCCCCAAGGGTGGAAGCGCCGAGCCCGACAAGGCCGCCGAGAAGGCGCGGGTCAAGAAGCCGATCGCCTCGCTCCCCTTCGAGGAGCGCCGGGTCTTAATCGACCAGGGGCACAAGCTAACCTCGTCGCTCAACTCCGTCGTCGCTACCGGCGGCGGCGCGATCGCCGGGGTCTGGCGCTCGCACTGGCGGCAGCCCGGCTACGACTACCGCGAGGACCACAAGGAGCGCGACGAGCTCGTCTACACGATCTCCGGCTCCTGGGCCCTCGAGAAGGGCCTAATCCGCAAGTCGCCGAACGGGCACACCGACGAGATCACGCAACCGGCCGAAGAGCCGTTCTGCCGTTGCTTCTACCGCTACGTCTATACGCTCGGGCAGCTCGCCAAGCTCGCGCCGGACCTCTTGACCAAGAAGGGCGAGGCCGCCCTGGCCGAAGCCCGCGAGAAGATCGCGGCGATGGCATGAGCGGCGAGAGCGACTGGACGATCAGGACGCTCAAGAAGCACTTCGACCGCCGCTTCAAGGACCAAGACCGCGCCGTCTCGAAGGCGCTCGCGGCGACCGAGAAGCGATTCGACTCCGTCAACGAGTTTCGCCAGACCCTCGCCGACCAGCAGACGACGTTCGTCCGGAACGACGTCGCGAATACGCGGTTCACGGCGATCGAGGCGCAGATCGCGCGGATCACCGACCGCGAGACCGAGGTCAAGGCGCGCGGCGACGGGCGCAACGACGTCTGGGGTCGTCTCCTCGCCATCGTCGCGATCGCCATCTCGGCGGTCGCCTTGTTCTTCAAATTGAAGGGATAGCCGCATGAGCCCCCTGCTCCTCCTCCTGATCGTCCTCGTCCTCATCGGCGTCTTCTCCGCCCCGACTTGGGGGTACGCGCAGAATTGGGGCTACGGCCCGAGCGGCGGGATCGGGCTCATCGTCTTGATCCTCGTCATCCTCGTCCTCGTCGGAAGGATTCGCCTGTGACCGACAATACCCGAGCCGCCGCCTTCGCGACGCCCGTCTTCCTCGTCCCGCCCGTCGGCGCGGCGGTCAAGAACGTCGCGACCGCGACGACGACCCTCGTCAAAACCGGCCCCGGGACTTTGCTCGGCGTCTCGATCAACACCGGCGGCGCGGGCTCCGACTTCAAGGTCTACGACGGGCTCGACGCGACCGGGACGCTCCTCGGAACGTTCTCGAGCGCGGCGCAGGGGGTGATAAACCTCCCCGGCGGCGGAATCAATTTCCTCGTCGGCCTTTGCGTCGTCACCGAGAACGGAACGCCAGCGAACATTACAATCAGCTACGTCTAGGAAGGGCAATCCAATGGCAAAGCCGAGAGCTACCGCGTCGAAGCGCGCGAAGCCGTCCCCGAAGCGAAAACGCGGAGGCAAGCCTCGCGTCCCGAAGGAGATCGGGGCGGTCGTCCCCGGGCGCGATCAAATCGACGACGTTCCGATCGCGCCAGATCCCCCGCCTCGCGGACGCTTCCGCCGCGCCTGGCGCTTCTTCTTCGGACCGAGGAGCTAGATATGCATTTCGGACACGAGACTTCCGACGTCCTCGACTACCTCGTCTTCGGCCTCGTCGCCGGGTTCGGCTGGGCGATCTCGACCTGGGTCTGGGCCCAGATTACCGGGCGCTGGTTCGTTCGCACTTCGCCGCCTCCGCCCCCTCCGGTCCGCTGATGCCGCTCGAGGGAGGATCGTCGAAGACCGCGATCTCGCACAATATCGCGACCGAGCGCAACGCGGGCAAGCCGGAGAAGCAGGCTATCGCGATCGCCGAGAACAAGGCGCGCGGAGATTCCGAGCCTTCGAACGCGAAGGAATGGGAAGCTCTTATACGGCACGCCTATGAGCGGCAGGACGACAAGCTCGGCAAGCGTCTCGAGGCGAAATACAAAGAGTGGAAGGCGCGTAACGACTCTCTCGAGCCTTCCCCCTTCGGCCGTGAGGAGCGCGCCGCCAAGCTCTCGGAGGCGGGCGACGCCGCGTTCTTGATGGGCGCGATTGATGAGCTCAAGAGCCGGATCGACGCCGCGTCGACACCGAAGAAGCCTCCCGAAGGCGGCAAGTACGATCCGATCGCCGTGAACAAAGAAATAAACAAGGACAAGCGAATCAAACCCGGCGAGGCGAAGTTAATCCACGCCGTGCTCAAGGGGCGCGGTGACGAGGACAAAGACGCCCGCGCCGATTGGAACGCATACCCTTCCTATACGCTCGCCGAACTCAAGTCGATGGTCGCGAAGGCGACCGACCCCGCGAGTAAGGTGAAGATGCAGAAAGAAATAGAGGATCGCGAAGCAGGTCGGTCAGTTCATCGTCCGACGCCACAGGTCGACTGGAAAGACGTAAAGATTCGCCGATGACCCTCGACCCGACCCATCGCGCCGCCGGGATCATATTCCGCGCGCCGAACGGAGAGGCGCTCTTCTTGAAGCGCGGGCCGGGCGGAGACTATCCGGGCGCGTGGTGCTTTCCCGGCGGGCACCTCGAAGGAAACGAGACGCCCGAGGCCGCCGCCTGCCGCGAAGCGGTCGAGGAGGTCGGATTCCTCCCAAAGGGAAAGCGCGAACCGCTCGCCCGTTCCATCGCCGTTCAAGAGTTCGCGGAGGCACCCGCCGCCGCGATGCCCGACGGGGCGGTCGGAGCGGAAGCCCTTCCCGGACCGGCCGCCCCGAAGGTCGTCGACTTCACGACGTTCCTTCAGGACGTCGCGGAACCGTTCGCCCCCGAGCGCGACGCCGAGCACATTGGCCACGCTTGGGCCCCCCTGACCGCGCCGCCGGAACCGCTCCATCCCGGTTGCCGCGTCGCGATCGACCGGCTCTTCGCCGACGAGCTCGGCGTCGCGAGGATGATGGCCGCCGGGGCTTTGACGAGCCCGCAGGTCTACAAGAACGTCACGCTCTGGGCGATGCGCGTTACCGGGACCGGCGTCGCCTACCGCCGCCCGGTCTTCAAGACCGGCAAGGACGGCAAGGTCGAGCTCGGCGAGGACAAGAAGCCGATCGTTCTTCGCGAGGAGGAGTTTCCGTGGCGCGACCCGGAGCTCTACCTCAACGACGAGTTCCTCGCGCGCTGCAACGGCCTCCCGGTCATCTGGGAGCATCCGAAGGGCGCGACGCTCGATTCGAAGGAGCACGCCCGCCGCGTCGTCGGAAGCGTCTTCCTCCCGTATATAAGCGGGGACGAGGTCTGGGGCATCGCGAAGGTCTACGACGACGAGGCCAACGCCGAGATGCGGAAGAACCAGCTCTCGACCTCGCCCGCCGTCGTCCTCTCCGACCCGGAGAGCCCGTCATACAAGTTTCGCCTCGAGGACGGCTCCGTCCTCCTCGTCGAAGGAAAGCCGAGCCTGCTCGATCATCTCGCCATCTGCGAGCGCGGCGTTTGGGATAAAGGTGGCGAGGCAGCAGGAATTATCAACCAAGTTTTAGAGGAGAATGAAGACATGCCTGAAGCGGTAAAGACCGACGCCGTGACCCCGACGCTCGCCGACGTTTTGGCCGCGATCGGCGGCCTCGCCGTATCGGTCAAGGACATCGGTGCTCGCGTCGACTCGATGGAGGAGAAGAAGGACTCCGACGAGGAAAAAGAAAAAGAGCGCAAGGACGCCGAAGAGAAGGAAAAGTGCGACGCGGAAGCGAAGGCCAAGGCCGACGCCGACGAGAAGGCGAAGAAGGACGCCGAGGACAAGGAAAAAGGCGATCCTGAAAAGGTCGCCGCCGACGCGAAGAAGGACGCCGACGAGAAGGCGAAGAAGGACGCCGAGGACAAGGAAAAAGAGCGCAAGGACGCCGAAGTCAAGGCGGACGCCGACCGCGCCGAGAACAAAGTCCTCAAGGCCCGCCTCGACGCCCTCGAGCGCAAGCTCCCGAAGGATCGCGGCGACAGCGACTACAACGCGATGTCGCAGGCGCAAGCCCGCGCCGACGGCGTCTACAACGCTTTCGGCGAGCAAGCCCCGCGCTTCCTCAACGGCGAAGAAGTCATCGACTATCGCCGTCGCTTGGTCGACAAGTTCAAGTCGCACAGCGCGGCTTGGTCGAAGGTCGACCTCGCCCGCCTCGACTCCGACGCCTTCGAGATCGCGGAAGCCGCAATCTATGCGGACGCCGCCGTCGCCGCCGTCACGCCGGGCGACCTCCCGGACGGCGGTCTTCGTATGGTTCGCGGCAAGACGCCGTCGGGCCATACGGAGACGAAGTTCTACGGCCGCCCGAGCTCCTGGATGTCCCGCTTCTCGGGCTCCCGCCGCTACGCGACCTCTATCGTCCCCAACCCCAAGCGCGAGGCGGTCTAAGCCATGGCGACTCCCAACATTACCATCAATCCTGCCCAGACCTCGACCGCCCAAGGGACGTTCAACGTCTCCTCGAGCGGCCTGATCCAGGGCATGGCGTACCCCGACCCCGCGACGCGGTTCGCCCTCGTTCAGGGGCTCGTCTCGGCCTCCGAAACCATCCCGATGTGGGGCGGCGTCGCCGTCTTCGAAGACATCGCGACGCTCAACAACGGGACGAACCCGTCGTCGGTCCTCGGCTCGGCGATCGGCCGGGCGACGACCGTCACGGGCGGCTCGAAGCCGATCCTCGGCTTCTCCGTCTTCGACCAGGCCTACGGGATGATCAACAGCCCGCAGTCCCCGGTTCAGCTCGCGGCGGCGGGCGCGTCGGCGAACTACTACCGGCTCGGCTCGGGAGCCCGGATTGCGGTCGCCTGCGACCCGAACCTCGCGAGCCTTCGCGGCGGCCTCGTCAACGCGAGCGTCTCGTGGGACTTCGTCAACGAGCAGCTGATCGCGTACTCCGCGCCGACCTTCTCGGCGGGGTCGTACAGCTCCGGCACCGGCCTCGTGACGATCACGACGACCGCTCCGCACGGCTTGCTCCCGGGTGATCAGATTATCACCTCGGGCGCGACCGGAACCGGCGCGGACCTCGCGCTCGTCAACGGGCAGTTCGCGCTCGCGGCGGGAACGACCGGCTCGACGCTCGTCTACAGCGTCGGAACCGGCCACACCATCTCGTCGATCACGGGCCTTACGCTCGGGACCGGCGCGATCTTGACCTCGGTCAAGGTCCTCGAGATCGAAACCGGCAACTCGATGACGGTCTCGTACGACGCAACCTCGGGTTTCGCGACCTGGAACCGCAGCGGCTCCGCTGCCGTCATCCTGATCTAAGGAGGGTCAGAAACCATGCTGAACGCTTCGTCCTACATCACCGTCAATCCCTCCTTCATGGAGCCCGAGATCATCCTGCCGTACTCGCAGGCCTCGGGCGCGTTCGACCTTATCGCCGACGGCGAGCCGCGAGTCCGGCTCTCCGAGGGCGACCTCTGGGTCTACATGAAGCGCCTCGACCTCCGCACGCGCATGGCGGCCGGGCAGGCCTCCGGCAATCAGCTTCCCGGCGTCTCGATCGCCGCGTCGCAGATCAGCACGCCGACCTACCTTCAGCGCGTCCGGGCGACCTACGACCATCACGACACCGCCGCCGCTGCTCGCTGGGGCTTCGGGCTTCCGGAGGCCTATCGCCTCGGGATGTTCCAGGGCCACTTCCAGCTCGCGCGCTCGGCCTTGCTCTACGGCTTCAACCCGGCGAACGGCGAAGGTCTCATTCACGCGAATGGTGCCACCGCCCTCAACCTGCCGGCCGACCAGTTCGGCAACACGACCGTCCTGACCTACGACAACGGTCAGATGGCGTTCTTCTTGCTTCAGCAGATCGGCCTGATCAAGACGCGGACCAACCAAATGGGGATCGGGCGCAAGTTCACGATCCTCGGCCCGCAGCGGGTTCTCGAGACCTTCGAGTACCCGGGGATCGTTCAGCTCGTCCAGTACCAGCGCGTCGGCGCGGGCACGGCGACGACCGCGAACGTCGTCAAGGAGACTTGTATGTCGAACGGCGACCAGATCATCTGGGCGTACGACGACACCTTGATCGGCCAGGGCTCGGGCGGGACCGACGCCGTCATCATCTCGATGCCGGAAGTCGAGAAGCCGGAAAGCTCCCCCCTGAATACGAACGTCTTCGCGAACCTCGGCCCGGGCAATCCGGTCTGCGCGACGATGTACGCGGATATGGCCGCGCCGCGCGAGATCACCTCGCCGATGGCGGGCGGGGCGACCGACGTCCTGACCGAATGGCGCGTTACTGCCGGCTGGGCCGTCCGCCCGGAGGCGATCACCATCATCTCGATGCAGTACCAGTAAACCGGAAGACGTTTCCGTCAAAGAGCAACCCTCGCGGGTTGCTCTTTTGGGAAGCGCCGTGAAGGGCCTTCGCAAGAAAGGGCAACAAGATGAAGACGTACATCGCGAACTGCACTATGCAGAACCAGACGGCGAACTTTCGCCTCCCGGAATTTCCGAAGCCGCACTCGATCAAGGTCCCGATGGGACGGCAGGCGGAGGTCGGCGACTTGACGCCGCCGCAGCTCGACTCCTTCGTCGATCAGATGGGGCGCTACGGTATGGTTCACGTCAAGGAGGCGGGCAAGGCGACCGTCAAGATCGTATACCTCTATTCGACCGACGGCCCCGTCCCGCAGGAGGCGTTCCTCCGCGTCCTCGAGCGGAACAGGGGGCTCTTGCGGAACGAGGGCGTTCGCCGCCGCCAGGAGGCCGCCGTCGCGGCCAACGCGGCGATGAACACCGAGGACACGCCGGTCAAGAACCTCGAGATGTCGATTGAGGAAGAGACCTCCGGCTCGTTCGCGGGTCAGGACGACCCGATCGCCGAGGGCATCAAGATCGACAACGAGGCGGTCACGAGCGAGAACAAGACACCGCGCCGACGCGGCAAGGGCTGAACGCCCGATGAGCTGCGCGGCCCTCGCGATTCCTCCTCCGACCCAGGCGGGGTTCATCGACTTCGCCCGGACGATTATGGGGATCACGGTCAAGCAGCTCCCGGACGCCTCGCCGTTCTTCACTTACGCGTTCTGCGTCTCCCTCGAGCTCGTCAACTGCGCGATCCGCGACGCTTCGCCGTTCATGTATCGGCTCGCGGTCTACAACCTCGCGGGTTCGAACCTCCTCAACTGGGCGCAGGACCCGGTCCCGGTCGACCCCTACCCGCCGAACAACGACGAGTCGAAGGCGAACGGCGTCGGGTTCTTCGCCTATACCCGCGCGCAGTACAATATGCTCGGGTTCGTCTCCGGTATCATCCAGGCCGCCGCCGACGAGACGACGTCCGAATCGCTCGTCGTCCCGGAGAGCTTCAAGAACTTTACGATCGCGAACCTTCAGCAGCTCAAGGACCCCTACGGGCGGGCGTACCTCGGCATCGCGATGGACTACGGCCCGGCGGCCTGGGGCTTGACCTAGATGCTCAAACTTCACATCGGCGTCTTCGACGTTCCCTACGTCAAGCGCGAATCGCCGAAGAGGATGGCGGCGCGGATCGCGAAGAACGCGAAGAAGCCTCTCGCCAAGCCAAAGCACGCGAGCGCCGATAACAGGACGACCGGCGACGTCGCGACGATCCTCGAGGCCAAGTACGGACTCTTCACAGCCTTCTTCGAGAACAAGGAGCTCGAGATCGCCGCCGCGCTCGAGGGCGGCCTCAAGGACTCGCTCGAGAGCCTCCTAACCGGAGCCCCGACGAGCCTCGACCCCTTCGGCGACGGGACGGCGAAGATCGACGAGATGTTCAAGGACTTCCTCTCGACCCGCGAGGCCGAGCGCGTCGGCATCCCGGGGACGCCGACCAAGGCCGCCCGGCGCGGCGTCAACCACAGATTCAAGCACCCGTACGCGAAGGACAATCCGCGCCGCCCGTCGTTCATCGACACGGCCCTTATGCAGTCCTCCGAGAAGTCGTACGTCGAGGAAACCTAGATGGCAGTCAAATCGACCGCGAGGGCCGCAGCGAAGGACCCAACGCGGCACTCTTTCGACATCCACGGCAACGGCTACGTCGACCACGGCGCGGAGCCGACCATCGCGCCCGGCGCGGCGGCGCTACCGCCCGTCCGGCCCCCCGCCTTGGCGACTGAGGGCTCGTGTCACGTCCTCCTCGCGCCCGGCCCGAACGAAATCATCCTCCGCTGGGTCGGAGGCAATTGGCAGCATCCCTTCAACCCGGGCGCGGGCAACCGCCTCGCCTGGACGCCGAAGCACCTCGGCGACGCCGGATGGTCCTATCACGGCCTGGTGAACTAGCGTGACCGTCGCCGAGGCGCTCGGCGCGAAGACCCCGCTCGGGTCCGACCTCGCGGCTGGCGTCGACGCGATCAGCTCGAACCAGAAGGTCACGTTTACGAAGTACGTTCGCCTGGTCCTCCCGATCGACGGCTCGATCTTCTGGGTTCGCGCGACGATCATCTCCGACGGCGCGCTCCTCAACGCCGCCGTCCTCAACTCGGCGGCGCTCAACGAGCTCCCGCTCGTCTCGATCCCGGCCGCGACGATAACGGTCAAGGGCTCGCTCCACTACGCGACGGAGAACCGGCAGCAACAGGAAGCGAACTACGCGGTCAACCGCGTCGTCTTCACGGCGGAGTCGCCGGTCAACGACCTCAACGCGGTCGGCCCGTCGACGATGTACATCGGTGAGTTTCAGGGGCAGCGGTTCGCGTTCTCCTCGCGCCGGTCCTTCTACAAGCAGGCGGACCTCTATCACTACGCGGGCGACGCGATCTACCCGCCGATGCTCTCTCAAATCATCGACGACGCGGTACAACTAGCGAACCGGGGGCAGGTCGTCTCCAACTCGCTCCCGATCTGGCTCTCGATCGCCGACTACTTCGCGCCGACCTTCGGCGGCATCGGCTTGAGCTTCGTCATCGGCGAGAGCGCGATCGGCGGCGGCTACTGGCCCTGGAAGGTTCCCTTCGCGCCGATCCCGGCGCTCTTCCCGTCCTACCTCGCCGACGACAACCTCGCGCCGCCGTTCGCGACGATACACATACCGCCGGAGTCGACCCAGGCGCTCGCCTCGGCACCGTTCCTCGGGCGGCGGCTCTCGCACCACCAGCTCGCGAAGGATAAGGTCAAGGTCACGTTCTACGGCCTCCGCAACGAGGACGCGCTCGGCTTCATCGACACGGTCAACCAGTTCTCGCTCGACACCGACCGCCTCGGGATTATGAACATCCCGACGGTCCGGGACGAGAAGCAGACGCAGGCCGAGATGAACATAATCGCGATGAAGAAGACGGTCGAATACGAAGTTTCCTATCACCAAAACCAGGCGCGGGACGTGGCGCGTCAATTGATCTTGTCCGCGATCCCAACCTTCATATTTCCCACCTAGGAGAACGACCAAATGCCGCAAGCCCCCCTGAACGCCTTCGTCGCGAAGAACCCCTCGAACGTCCTCGTCGCGCTCAAGGTCGACGCGAACGGCGACCTGATCGTCAGCTCCGCCGGGACGCCCGGCAACTCTTCGAAGAACTACGCCGCGAATACGGCGGGCGACCAGGCCAAGCTCGGCGCGGGCATCCTTCGCGGCTTGACCGTCAACACTGCCGGCCTGACCTCGACCGCGACGCTCTATGACGGGACGTCGACCTCCGGCACGAAGCTCGGGACCTTCTCGACCCTCGCGCAAAACAGCTTGCAGGACCTCAACCTCGCCTTCGCGACCGGGCTCTTCGTCGTCCTCGCAGGTGGGACCCCGGCGGACGTCACGGTCTCCTGGTCCTAAATCGGCGCGGCCTCCAACCTTTAGGGGAACCCCCGAATGGTCAACAACATTGTTACCGTCAACGTCTCGCAGACGATCGCGCCGACGCCGAGCACGCTCCAGAAGACCGGGGCGTTCATTTCCCAGGGGGCGACGACGCTCGGCGCGGGCAAGACCGCGCTGATCACGCAGCTCTCGGACCTAACGTCAATCCTTCAGGGCGCGTTCGCCCTCGCCTCCCTAACCTGGTCCGGCGGCGTCGTCACGGGGACGACCGCCGCGCCGCACGGCTTCGCGAACGGGCAGCAGATACAGCTGACGATCTCCGGCGCGGTCCCCTCGGGCTATAACGGGACCTACATCTGCACGATCACGGGCGCGTCGCTCTTCACGTACGCGCACGCGGGAACCCTGACGACCCCGGCCGGAACGCCGGGCGTCTACACCGAGGAAGACGTCGCCGAGCTCCTCGCGATGGGGACGACCTTCTTCGCGCAGGGCGCGGCGCAGGCCGTCTACGTCCTCGAGCTCGGTCAAGGCGACGCCGCGACCGGCGTCACCGCGCTCTCGGCGTACATAACGGCGAACCCGAACGCGTTCTATTCCTACCTCGTCCCCCGCAACTGGGCGAGCGAGACGACCTACTGGGCCTTCGTCGCGAACTTCGAGAACCCGACCGCGAAGACCTACTTCTTCACGACGATGTCGCTCGCGAACTACACGAACTTCACGCCGCAGATGAAGTCCGTCTTCGGCCTCGTCGAGGCCCCGGTCATCCCGGTCACGGAGTTCTCGCTCGCGGCGGTCTTCTACCGGACGCTCAACTACGACCCGTCGACGACGAACAAGGTCGCGCCGACCGCGTTCGCCTTCCTCTTCGGCGTTACGCCGTACCCTCTCCCGGGTAACAGCGCGCAACTCTCGACGCTCAAGTCCGCCTTCGTCAACTACGTCGGAACCGGAGCCGAGGGCGGGATCTCGACCGCCGTCCTCTTCTGGGGGACGACGATGGACGGGAACGACTTCACGTACTGGTACTCGGTCGACTGGGTCCAGATCAACATCGACCTCGACATCTCGAACGCGATCATCGACGGCTCGAACAACCCGATCAACCCCCTGTACTACAATCAGAACGGCATCGACCGGCTCCAGGGGGTAGCCGCGTCGACGATGTCGAGCGGCGTCACGTTCGGCCTCGTCCTCGGGAACGTCGTTCAGACCGCGCTCGACGGCCCGGCCTTGACCGACGCGCTCGCGCGGAAGCAGTTCGAGGGGCAGACGGTCGTCAACGCCGTCCCGTTCATCCCGTACTCGGAAGAGAACCCGGGCGACTACAAGATCGGCAAGTACAGCGGCTTCTCGATCTCGTACACCCCGGCGCGAGGGTTCCTCTCGATCATCTTCAACGTCAACGTTTCCCAATTCGTAGCGGCTTGAGGTAAAAGATGGCCAACCCCCAAGTCCCCCAGGGCTCACTCAACCGGCTGCGGGCCTCGATCGTCATCCCGCAGTTCCCGCAACTCAACGTCACGGCCGCGTTCCTCGGAGAAGAGGCGATCCGCCTCGCCTTCGAGGGCGACTCGACGACGTTCATCAACACGCTGACCGGCGCGGTCACGTCGCCGGAGCCGTACATCGCCGCGTCGCTGACGATCTCGCTCCTCAAGACGCAGAACCTCGCGAACGCCTACAAGGCGCAGATGGAGCAGAGCGCGCTCCTCGGCGACCTGACCGTCCGCCCGGACTCCGCGATCCTCAACCCCTACCTCCTCGAGAACTGCGCGATCGAGAACGTCCAGGAGCTCAACTTCTCCGGACGGGACGCAGCCTACCGCGTCATGATCAAGGGCTTCTATATCGTCAACAACGTCCTCTGGAACGGGTGATCCGCGCCTAGGGCACATCCCGAAGGGCAAATCGGATGCGCATCGACAAGAAACTGAACCTCGTAATACCCGTCGAGTACGACGACCGGACGCTCTACGTCCACTCCGCCCCGATCTCGAGCGAGGCTTTCGAGGCGAACTATATGATCCTCGCGAAGACGTTCTCGAAAATCTACACGGCGGGCCTCAACTGGCAGATCGGTCCCCGGATCGCCGCCCTCGCCCTCAAGGAGGTCGCGGAGGAAGACGGGAACTGGGACGCCGTTCAGGCCTCTCTCGTCAACGACATCGAGCGCCTGACGAACGTCGCCGTCCCCGGCGCGAACGGATGGGAGGTCATTCCCTACGTCGAGGCGCGGTCGAAGGGTATCATCGACGCCGACGACGCGCGGGAGGTCGAGAACGCGATAACTTTTTTTATTGTAGACTACGCGATCCACGGCCGCCGGGACGGGGAGAAAGTCATCAAGGAGGCGGCGAGGCTCTGGGGCGGGCAGACTACGTCGTCGAACTGTACGGAGTTCGCCGCTTCCTTGCCGACGTCGACCGGGGCCGCGAGTTCTGGCGAGAAGGCGGCGTCGTAGGCGACGTTCTCGACTGGGCGTCCGGCGAGGGCTCCGACGAGTTCTTCTCCCGCGACGGCGAAGAGCAATTCGACGCCTCCCGCTTCCGCAACCGTCACGTCGTCAACGCGATCCTCTCGCTCAAGAAGGGCAAGTGAATGGCCGTCAAGAGCGTTATAGAAGTCGAGGTCGACGACGGCGCGTTCAAGACGTTCAAGGCGCTCTTCGACAAATTCAAGGAGCAGGCCGCCGAGATCCCGGAGGTCTGGGCTCAAGTCGGCAAGGAGACCAAGGGCTCCGCCGGTAACTTCGCCGATATGACCGCCGCGCTTATGGCGCAGGCGCATTTGATGGACGCGCTCGAGAAGAAGCGCCGGGCCGCCGACCGGGCCGTCGACAAGGAAACGACGAGCTGGAAGCGCATCTCGACCTACTCGAAAGAGGTCGCGGGCAACATCGGCAAGGCGACGGTCGCGCTTCTCAAGTGGGGAGCCTTGACCGGCGTCGTCTCCGGCCTCCTAGGCGGGGGCGGCCTCTACGGGATAGACCGCCTAGCCCTCGGCGTCGGGGCCGGTAGGCGCTCGTCCCTGGGACTAGGGATCGGCTACGGCGAGCAGAAGTCCTTCGAGACCAACTTCGGCCGGATCGTCGACCCGAACTCCTTCCTTTCCGGGGTCAACGAATCCCTTCACGACGTTACCAAGCGCTGGATGCTCCAGGCGGCGGGCGTCAAGGCTTCGACGATCGCGGGCGGCGACACCGGGGCGGTCGGGGTCGAACTCCTCAACTCCGTCAAGACCCTCGTCGACCGGACCCCGGCGAACCAGCTTCAGCAGCTCTCGGATTCCCGGGGGCTCGGTCAGTTTTATTCCCTCCAGGACCTCGTCCGGCTCAAAGCCACCTCTCGCGAGGAGCTCGCGACGCAGGGCGCAGCGTTCCGACGCGACGCGGGCTCGTTCGGTCTCGACGACCGGACGCAGCGCCGCTTTCAGGACTTCGCGACCCAGCTCTCCCGGGCCGGTCGCAAGATCGAGACGGTCTTCGTCGAAGGCCTCTCCCCCCTGGTCCCGTCCCTCTCCAAATTGTCAGAATCCGTCGCCGACGCGCTCGGCTCGTTCCTCAAGAGCATCAAGCCGTCCGACGTCGACGCGATCGGAAAAGACATAACCGACTTCGCGAAGTACCTCGGCTCGCCCGAGTTCAAGAAGAACCTTCACGACTTCGGCGCGGACGTCGGAAGCCTCGCGCACGCGATCGCCGACGCGCTCCACGCGCTCGGCAAGCACTCCGTCCAGGACGCCGCGTTCGGCGCGGCGGCGGGTTTCGTCGTAGGCGGCGTACCCGGCGCGGTCGTTGGCGGCCTCGTTGGCGGCGCAGTCGGCGCTGGTCGCGATGGCGTAACGGTCTCGCACGTCGAAGGCGGCAAGACGATCGTCGATAGACCCGACCTCGTCGGGAAGGGCTTCGTCGACGACGGCAAGTTTCACGTCCTTCATCCCGAGACCTGGGGTCGCGGCTGGACCCGGCCGAACGATACCAACCCCGGCAACATCGAGAAACTCGACGGGACGGGCTATCGGACTTTCGCCAATCCTGGTGAGGGCGTTCGCGCGGTCGCGGATCAGCTCAAGCGGTACGAATACTCGAACAAGTGGGGGCACCTCGATACGATCGCGAAGATCATCGCGACCTACGCTCCCGCCAAGGCCGGAAACAACGTCGGCGCGTACATCAAGGACGTCGTCGGGCAGACGGGGTACAAGGCCGATCAGCATCTAGAACTTTCCGACAATAGGGTCCTCGCGAAGCTGACGTCGGCGATCCTCCGCCACGAGAACATCAAGAAAAATTCGGGCTACACGCCGGAGAAGACCTTGCAGATCATCAACAATACGGGCGGCAACGCGATGGTCGTCGCCTCGCAGGCCGCTAGGTGAGCGGCGCGGGCCGTGCCCAGTTCGACCTCTCCTTCCAGATCAGCCCGATCATCTTGGTCGGGGGGATCGCGGCGGGACAGACCGGCGGAATGTCAATCTCCGATCTCCTCGGGGAATCGGACTCGGACGAGCCGTTCGCCAAGTTCATACCGCTCAACGGCGGGACGATCATCGACCAGGCGGTCGCGACCTTCCCGTTCGCGAACCAAACGGTCGCAGCCAACGCGGTCATAGCAAACCCGAACGTCGTCTCCCTCAAGATGATCGTTCCGGCGGTGGACGGCTTCAGCTACGGGCAGAAACTGCAAGTCATAACGGCGCTACAATCCTCGCTCGCGAAGCACAACGCGCAGGGTGGAACCTACACCGTCGCGACGCCCTCCTTCTACTACGACAACTGCCTCTTGACCGCCCTCCGCGACATCTCCGGCGGCGAGTCGAAGCAGGCGCAGATCGAGTGGCAATTCGACTTCTTCCAGCCGCTGATCACGCTCGCGGCCGCAGCCGCCGCGCAGAGCACGCTTATGAGCAAGGTTTCCAACGCGACGCCGGTCGACGGCGATCCGCCCGCGTGGTCCGGCCTCTCGACGACCTCCGGCTCGCCGCCGGGCGTCGGATCGACCGGATCGACCCCGTCCGCCGCGCCGCCCGTCGGGAGCCCGCCGTGACGACGTATTTCGAGTTCGCGCCGACCAACACGGCGGCGTTTCAATTTCAACCGACGTTCGACGGCGTGGTCTACAACGTCGCCGTCCCATGGCTCCTCTTCGGCCGCCGCTACTACGTCGCCTGCTACGCGCTCGACGGGACCCTCCAGTTCCTCTTGCCGCTGATCGGCTCGCCGACGGGGTTCGAGATACAGGCGATCGAGTGGGAGCGCGGCAACGCGATCGTCACGACGGTCGAACCGCACGGCTTCAAGATCGGATCGACGACCGAGGTGACGATCTCCGGCGTCGCCCCGGCCGCGTACGACGGCAAATTCAAGGCCCTCGCGGTCGACCCCGTCACCCTCTCCTACCCCCTGGCCGCCAACCCCGGCCAGGCGACGGCGCTCGGAAGCGCGAACCGCGATATAAGCATGACGGCGGGGTACTTCAATTCGACCCTCGTCTATCGTGCCGCGAACAAGACCTTCGAGGTCTCGCCCTAGTGCGGTATTACAAGATCGTTCTCAAGAACGCGACGAGCGGCGAAGTCATCCGGCCCGCCTCGATGACGAACCTCGACGCCGATTCGAGCTACGCGAGCTACGCGGGCGGCGCGACCCTTCCGGGCGCGCTCAACGTCGAGCTCGACCTCCCGGTCTCGTCCTTCGCAACGCCAGCCGGAGCGGCCTACGTTAAGATCTGGGGCGTCTCCCTCGCGGAGATCGCCCAGTCGAACGACCTCGCCGGTTGCAAGATCGAAGTCTACGGCGGAATGCAGAAAGGCCTTCCGCTCGCCAAGCCAGCGCAGGCGGGGCTCTTGGTTCAGGGGGTGGTTTCGCAGGCCTTCGGCAACTGGGTCGGGACCGAGATGTCCCTCGACCTGATCGTCGTAGCCGACGCCGGGACGAGCGAAGCGCCGAAGAACATCGTCCTCGACTGGAAGAAAGGCGCGACCCTCTCGGACGCGCTTTCCTCGACCTTGACGAACGCGTTCCCGGGATCGACGGCGAAGATCAACATCGACCCCGGCCTCGTCGCGACGCAGGATCAGCAGGGGTTCTACGCGACGATGACGCAGCTAAACTCCTACCTCGTCTCGGCGAGCAAGGGGATTATAAAGCGCGACGGCTACATCGGGGTTCAAGTCGCGCAGCTCGGCAACGCCTTCAACGTCTACGACGGGACGACGAAGTCGACGCCGAAGGAGATCGCGTTCGAGGACCTACTCGGGCAGCCGACGTGGATCGGACCTAGCGTCGTTCAATTCAAGACGGTTATGCGGGCGGACGTCGTCCTCGACGACTACGTCAAGCTCCCCGCGCCTCAGGTCTCCGCGACGGCGGCGGGAACGCCGCCGTTCGGGAGCGGGATCAAGCAGAAGAGCGCGTTCCAGGGTTCGTTTCAGATCATAGACGTGCATAGCTACGGAAGCTTCCGGCAGCCCGACGCCTACGCTTGGAATACGACGTTCAACGCGGTCCCGGAGCTGCAATGAGCTTCAACGCGCAGAAGACGCCGGGCGGGAAGAGCCTCAACGAGCTGACCCGGATGCGGACCGGCGACGCGCGGCAGGTCGTCGGGCAGCGCCTGCCGTGCTCCGTTACCGCCGTCGACGGCGCGATGGTCACCGTCAAGTTCGAGATCGCGACGGAGGACTTTACGCTCCCGAGCGTGACGGTCCCGATCGCCAACTCGATATACGTCCGCGAGCCGACGCAGGTCAGCGACAAGGGCTATGTTCAGGCCGCCGACGCGCGCCTCGGCGGCGTCGCCGGGCTCTTCGAAGGCTCGGCCGACCTCTCGACGCCTTCGAACCTCGGCGCACTCGTCTTCGTCCCAATCGGCAACGCAACTTGGGAACCTGTCCCCGACCCCGACAAGCTGACGCTCCAGGGGCCGAAGGGCTTCTACCTCCGCGACCTCCCGGAGTCCGGCGGCGACGAGACCTTCTCAATCGTCGGCGACAAGGACTCTGGGACGATCACGATAAAGGTCGGAAACGACGTCTCGGCCGTTCTCAGCGCGACGGAGATTCTCTTCAAGGTCAAGACGAACGCAACAATCAAGATGATAGACGGCGAGATCGACATCGACGCGACGACGGTCAAGATCAACGGGCACGATTTCAATACGCACGAGCACTCGGGGGTTCAGACCGGAGGCGGAAACACGGGAGGCGTCGTTTGAGGACTTACGGACGCGCCGTCGACCCGAACACCGGCAAGTTCGGCTGGATGATTGTCGAGACGGCGGCGGACGGGTCGAACGACTACGTCTACCTGACGACGCTCTGCCAGGTCCTCCTTCTCAACCTCAACGAGTCGCCGTTCTTCGCCAACTATGGTATCCCGGCGCACCAATCCGTCGCGCAGCAGATCGCGCCCGACTTCTACGTCGCCGCGACGCAGCGGCAATTCGCGGGCTTCTTCGCGAGCCTCGTCATCAACAAGATCAAGGCGATCCCGCCGACCTATGCGGTCCGGGTCATCACCAACCAGGGCGTTAAGATGGAAGCGACGGTGGCAATTTGAGCACGGGACTGCCGCTCGTCATGACCGCCGCCGGTCCGCAGCCGACCGCGCCCGCGACGCTCCGCGCGGAACTCCTCGCGTCGGTCGCGGCGACCAACCCGGGCTACACGGCGAACCTGCCCGCCTCGCTGATCGAGGACGTCGCGAGCACGGACGTCGGCGCGCTCGTAATCGCCGACACGGCCCGCGTCGAAACCGTCAACTCCCTGACGCCCTACGGCGCGAACCCCTTCCTGCTCAACCAGCTCGGGCAGGTCTACGGCGTCCCGATCGGCGAGCCGACGAGTACGTCGGTCTTCCTCGTCTTCTCCGGCCCGGCGGGCTTCGTCATCGGGAAGGGCTTCCTCGTCTCGGACGGGACGCACCAGTACGCGGCGGCCGACGGCGGCGTCATCGACGGAACGCTTCAGTCGACCCCCCTGTTCTTCGTCGCGACCTCGCAGGGATCTTGGCCGGTCCCGGCCAACTCCGTGACGACGTTGATCACGTCGATCCCGACTTCGGTTAGCACCATTACCGCGACGAACCCACTCCCGGGCGTTCCCGGCATCGCGACCGGCGAGACCGAGGAGTCCTACCGGGCGCGCGTCCTTCAGGCCGGGCTCGCGGCGAGCCAGGGGATGACGCGCTACCTCAAGACGCTCCTCGGGCAAGTCTCGGGAACGCAGACGCGCTTGATCTCGGTGCGGCAAATCGTCGGCGCGGGATGGGAAGTCATCTGCGGCGGCGGCGATCCCTACGAGGTCGCGTTCGCGATCTTCCAGGCGCTCTTCGACATCAACACGCTCGTCGGCTCGACGATAAAGATCACCGGGATTACGAACGCGACGCTCGGCGTCGTCACGACGGACCTCAACCACGGGCTCGTGACGGGGCAGAACAACGTTCACATCGCCGGGGTCGTCGGAATGACCGGCGCGAACGGAGGCCCGTATACCGTAACCGTTCTGACAGAGAAGACTTTCACGTTCGGGGTCAACACGAGCGGCTTCGGGGCCTACGTCTCCGGCGGCGTCGTTACGCCGAACGCGCGGAACGTCGTCGTCGACGTTGACGATTATCCCGATACGTATGCGATCCCGTTCGTCAACCCGCCGCAGCAGTCCGTGACGATGAACGTTACGTGGAACACCAACGCGACAAACTTCGTTAGCGCGGCGGCGGTCGCGCAGCTCGCGATCCCGGCGCTGACGGACTACGTCAACTCGATCGGCGTCGGCCAGCCGATCAACCTCCTCGAGATGACGACGATCTTTCAGGCGGCGATAACGCCGGTTTTGATTCCGGACCTCCTCGTCCGCCTCGTCTTCTCCGTCAACATCAACGGCGTGACGACCGCTCCCCCGGCTGGCGAGAGCGTCATCAACGGCGACCCGGAGTCCTATTTCTTCGCCGCGCAGTCCGGAATAGTGGTCGTTCAGGGATGATCCCGTCTTCCGCGATCGGCTCCTTCGTCATCGGACGTTCCCCGATCGGGGCGTTCGTTCCGCCGCCGCCGCCGGTTCCGTTTCCGCCGCCGGGTCCGACGACGGTCACGAAGGTCATACCGGCCTACCTCTATCAAGAGTACAACGACGACGACGACCTTCAGGGGTTCTTCGCGGCGCAGAACGCGCTAGCGCAGGACATCGTCGGCTGGTTCGCGACGATCGGCCTCCCGGTCTACACCGGGGAGCAGGTCTCCAACCTCCTCCTCGACTGGGTCATCGCCGGACTCTACGGGATCGAAGGCCGACCGGCCCTCCCGTCGGGGACGAACCAAGACGTCGGCCCGCTAAACACGTGGGCGCTCAACACCCTCGCGCTCAACGCCTACGAGATCATCGGGAACCAAAACTTCTACGCGACGACGGACGACATCTTCCGCCGCATCTTGACCTGGCACTTCTACAAGGGCGACGGGAAGGTCTTCACGATACGCTGGCTCAAGCGCCGCATCATGCGGTTCTTGACCGGCGTCGACGGGACGGCTGGAGAGACCGACGAGACCTACCCGATCTCGGTCTCGTTCGGCGCGGGGAACCAGGTCAACATCGGGGTTGCGAACGGGACGCGGACGATCACGACGAGCGCCCTCCTCAACACGTTCGCGCTCAATACGGTCGCCCTCAACGAGCTCGACTCGACCTTCGTCCCGGAGCCGCCGTTTCCGCTCGCGCCGATCCTCAAGGCGGGGATCGACTCGGGCGTTCTCGAGCTACCTTTTCAGTTCACATACGTCGTGACGATCACGACCTAGCGGAGACCTATCGAAGATGGTCAACACCTTCCTCTACGCGAACAACGCCAAGTCGGCCCTCGCCGGGGCGATCACGAACGTCGCGACGTCGGCGAACTTGACGTCCGGCTCCGGCGTCCTCTTCCCGAACCCGGTCGCCGGACAACAGTTCGCGATGACCTTCGTCGACGCGGCGACTGGCCTCCTCAACGAGATCGTCTACGTCACGTCGCGGTCGGGCGATACCGTCACGATGGTTCGCGCGCAAGAAGGTACGACCGCCCTCGCCTGGAGCGCCGGAGACATCGCGGCGAGCCTTATGACGGCGGGGAACATGGCGCAGTTCCTTCAGCCGGGAAATACGACCTACCTTCGAACGCGGCTTGCGACGAATACTACGTTCTACGCGTCGAACACCGGAAACGATAGCACAGGCGACGGCACCGTCGGCAATCCGTGGGCGACGATGGCTCACGCTATCGCCGTCGTATATCAAAGCTATGACGCGAATGGCGCAACGGTAACAATCAAATGGAATGCTGCCGTTACAAACACTGAAAATTTGATCATAAACGGGCCGATGGTCGGCGTCGGATTGCCTTCTAATTTCGTCTTGGATTTCAACTCTCAGACGATGAGCCCGTCGGCTACGGCCGATTGCATAATCGCGCAAATGAACGCGCTTGTCTCCATTCAGAACGTTATCCTCACGAATACGCACTCCGCCGGGTGCCTTACGGCTCAGTATGGTGGCCAAATTCAAATCGCAGCTGGTGTTACCTTCGGAAGCGCGACCGGTGCAAATCATATTCTTGCTCAGGTAGGCGGCCGGGTAACGTCTAGCGCAAATTATACGATCACCGGTAGCGCGGCTTCGCACGTAAATTGCAACGACAACGGCATTGCTGTAATGCTAGGCGGGGCGACGACGACAATTACCGGAACGCCCGCCTTTTCTCTCGCGTTTATCTTTTGCAATTCCAACGGGTTCTTCGGTTGGACCGCCGCAACATTCTCTGGCGCTGCAACGGGATCGCGCTACAGCGCGTCGCTTAATGGTGTTATCTTCACGAATGGCGCGGGCGCGACTTATTTTCCAGGAAATTCGGCTGGCTCAACATCGACCGGCGGACAGTACGACTAATGACCTCCCTCGCCTGGGGCGCTCGCGTCTCCCCTCTCTTCCGGACGACGGTCGTCGGAATCGCGAGCGACCTCGCGATCTCCGACCCGTCGTGGCTTATGGCCGCGATGGCGTTCGAGACCGGGGAACGGTTCGCGCCCGACGTCCGCAACGGCGCGGGCTCCGGCGCGGTCGGCTTGATCCAGTTTATGCCGCAAACCGCCGCCGCCTTGGGAACCTCGACCGACGAGCTCGCCGCGATGACGCCCGAGACGCAGCTCGGCTTCGTTAAGGCCTACTTCGAGCCGCGCGCCGGTAGGCTCAACAGCCTCGGAGACGTCTACGGTGCTATCCTGTGGCCCGCGATGATCGGCAAGCCCGACGACGCGGTCGTCTTCGACGAGGCCGACCCGCACCACCCGAAGCTCTACCTTCAGAACAAGGGCCTCGACCTCAACGCCGACGGTAAAATAACCAAGGCCGAAGTCGTCTCGCGCGTCGCGCGCGAGCTCGACCGGGGCCTCCTCCCGAACAACTCGACGGAGATCGTATGAATATCAAGAAGCATACCCGCGCGCTCGCCTTCCTCGCCCCCCTGCTCTTTGCGGCGACCGCCGCGCTCGGCCAGTCCTCGCCGAATTTGGTGACGGGGCAGATCCCGACCGCCGCGCAGTGGAACTCCTATTTCGCCTCAAAGCTCGACTACACCGCCCCTCTAGCCGCGATCGCGACGACCGGCTCCGCGAGCAACCTGATCACCGGAACCGTCCCCGTCGCGCGGCTCCCAATCGCGACGACCGGCGCGATCGGCGGCGTCAAGCCGGACGGGTCGACGATTACTATCGGCCTCGACGGAACGATCACCTCCGTTTCGACCGGTGCTATCCCGTGCACGACGACCCCGAACAGCGTCCAGTACGACGCGGCGGGAGCCCTCGGCTGCGTTTCCGGCGTCACCTCCGACGCGACGGTCATGACGTTCGCACCGAGCGCGCTCAAGCTTTCCGGGTCTTCTTCCGGGGCGTCGTTCCTCAACGCGCCCGCGACCGGCGGCGGCCTCCTCGTCCTCCCCCCGGGGGCCGACACCCTCGTCGCCCGGACCTCGACCGACACCTTAACCGGCAAGTCGATATCAGGGGGTGCGAATACCTTTACCAATATCCCGAACGCGGCGCTGACCAACCCCGGTCTGACCCTCGGCTCGACCGGCCTAACCCTCGGCGCGACGACGACGACCGTCGCCGGGTTGACCCTGACGACCCCGACGATTGCGCAGATCGTCAACACCGGGACGCTCTCCCTCCCGACCGCGACCGATACCTTGGTGGCGCGTGCGACGGCCGATACCTTGACCAACAAGTCGATGAGCGGGTCGGCGAACACCTTCACCAACCTGCCGAACTCGGCGTTCACCAACCCCTCGCTGACCCTCGGCTCGACGCTCCTGACCCTCGGCGCGACGACGACCACGGTTGCGGGCCTTACCCTGACCGCGCCGACCTTTTCGACGATCGTCAACACCGGGACGCTGACGCTTCCGATTTCAACCGACACCCTCGTCGCGCGGGCGACGACCGATACCTTGACCAACAAGTCGATGTCGGGCGGAGCGAATACCTTCACCAACATCCCCAACGCGGCCTTGACGAACTCGAGCCTGACTATCGGATCGACCAACGTCGCCCTCGGCGCAACCGCCGCGACCGTCGCGGGGTTGACGCTTACCGCGCCGACCATCGCGACGATCGTCAACACCGGGACGCTAACCCTCCCGACCGCGACCGATACCTTGGTGGCGCGGGCGACGACCGACACCTTGACCAACAAGTCGATGAGCGGGTCGGCGAATACGTTCTCCAACATCCCGGTCGCGGCTTTGACCGGCGCGACGACCACGATCAATACTATCGCCTGCGCGCTCGGCGGCTCTTGTACCGTTCCCGCTGCCGCCGGGACCTTGACCGGCTCGGCCCTCGCCTCCGGCGTAACCTCCGCGCCGGGCGTGACCTCGATCAACGGCTCGACCGTTCCGACCGCGACCGATACCTTCGCGCTCCTCGCCGCGACCCAGACCTTGACGAATAAGACGCTCTCCGGCGCGTCGAATACGATCAACAACCTCAACGCCTCGAACGTCTCGAGCGGAACCCTCGCGACCGCGCGGACCGCCGTCGGCAAGTCCGTCCTCGACCCGGGGACCGGCGTCCTCGAAGCGATGTCGCCGGTTCAAACCGTAACGGCGACGAGCAAGACCTTCGCGACGGCGGACTTCCAGCTCGTCACGCGCCGGACCAATTCCGGGACGGCGATGACCGACACCTTCCCGGCCTCCTCGGCGACCGGGCTCGTCAATGGCACTGTGATGACCGTCAACAACGTCGACGCGACTGCCATCGACACGATCACGGCGGGGTCCGGGACGACGATAGGCGGCAACGCGACCGACGTCCTCGAAGCCGGACGCTCGGCTGCCTATATCTATGACCTCGCGAACACGACCTGGCGGAAGAACTACAACTCCGGGACCGCAGCGATCTTCGCGGCGACCGGCGGCAACGTCGCGAACGACATAGTCACGATGAGGACGAGCTACGGTGGCGTTCAGGACAGCGGTACGGCGCTATCGAGCCTCGCCCTCAACGGGACCGGCGCGGTCATAACGACGAGCCAGTCGCCGACGGCGGCCGACTTCAATACGACTTGCAAAACGTTCACGATCAACGCGACGTCGCTGACGATAACCTTACCGCAGGCGAATACCCTTCAGCCGAACGGCGGATGCTATTTCGTCAGTAACCCGTCGGCTTTTTCGGCGACCGTTGCCCCGAACGCCGCCGACAAGATCAACAACGGAACGACCGGCGCGAGCGTCTCCGTCGCGGCGGGCTCCTTGACCCTCGTTACGACCGACGGGATCAACGGCGACTTCCTCCCGCTCGGCGGCTCGAGCGGCTTCCCGATCACTCTCGGCTCGACCTCGGTCGGAGCGGGTTCGACGACGACGAGCATCTCCGGCTTGTCCCTCGTCGCGCCCGCCTTGGGAACACCCGCTTCCGGCGTCGCGACCAACTTGACCGGGCTTCCTTTGTCGACCGGCATCACCGGCTTCGGAACCGGCGTCGCGACGCTTCTTTCTGGCGCGGCTTCCGGAACGGGAGGCCCCGTCGGGACGACGTCCCCGTCGTTCTCGGGAACGGTCAACGCCGTCGCGCTCGTCCTCTCCGGCAACTTGACGACGAACGTCACCGGGTCGACGCAGTGCCTCAACGTCAACACGCTCGGCGTTATCTCCGGCTTCGGGGCGGCGTGCAGCGGCGTTCAATTGTCGGCCGCGAACGTCTGGTCGGCGCAGCAGAGCAACTCGGTGACGACGTTGACGATCTCGACGGCGACCTTCACGCCCGACGGCTCGGCGAACAACTACAAGATCGGATTGACGAGCGCCTGCCCGTGCACGCTCGCCAACCCGAGCGCGACTCCCGTCGCCGGAACGGCCGGGCTGATGGAGGTCGATCAAGACGCGACCGGCAGCCGAACCTTCGGAACTTATGGTTCGCAGTATCAATTCCCGGGAGGGACCTCGACCTTGACGCTCAGCACGGCGGCGAACGCCGTCGACTATGTTCCTTTTTACGTCAGGGACTCGACACATATCGTTTTGAGCCCTCCGATCCTCAACCCGGTTCACTAAATGAGGAAGCTCCTCGCATCCGCGCTTCTATGGTTGGCGCTCTTCGCTTCGCCCGCCTTCGCGGCGACGACGACGGTTTTCCTGACGTCCGGCACGACTTGGACCGTTCCGGCCAGCGCCACCGTCACCGCCATCGAAGCTATCGGACCTGGTGGCAATAGCGGCGCGGCCGTTCTCAATACGAGCGGCGGCGGCGGCGGTCAGGGGGGTGGCTACGGCAAGGTCACGTCACCGTCAAACGTTCACCCCGGCGACGTCCTCAACATCCAAGTCGGCGCGGGCGGATCGACGAACCCGACTTTCGTTCAGGACGACACGAATACGGTCATCGCCCAAGGCGACTACGGCGCGAACGGTTCTACGCTAACCGGCGGTTCTCGATCTCAGACCAATGTAGGTGCGGCATCTACGGCGGCGGGCGGAGCGGGCGGATCAGTCGCTTCCGGTGCGCGGGGTGGTGCGGGCGGCGGCGCTGCTGCCGGACCTTCCGGCGCTGGCGGTCACGGCGGCTCCATTACGGGAACGGGCAATTCCGGAGCGGGAGGTGGCGGCGCGGACGGCGGAGCCAATGCCGTCAACAACGGCAGCAATCCCGGCTCGTCTGGCGGCAACGGCCCGCTCGGTTCGGGCGGCGGTACGACGGCGACGGCAGGCGTCAATGGCGGCGGCGGCGGCGGCTCTACCGGGAGCAGCGGCTTTCCGGCTCAACCCGGCGCGGGCGGTCCCGGCACGAATTACGATTCGACCCACGGCTCCGGCGGTGGCGGTGGTGGTGGCGGCGGTGCAACGAGCTTGACGGCGGCGGCGGGCGGCGCGGGCGGACTTTACGGCGGCGGCGCGGGCGGTCCGGGCGCGGCATCTACGGGCACCAACGGAGCCGTCGCTTCCGGCAAAGCGGGCTTGATCGTTATTACTTACACGACGCCCAGCGGTTCTCCCCCAACCTTCACGTTTAGGTCGATACCGTGATCAACGAAGGCCGCCTCCTCAAGCATCTAACCTGTATCATCGCTTTCGTAATGATGACCGCTGTTTGGTCAGGTGAAGCGCAAGCCGTTCATCGCGGAACGAACGCGTCGATCGCCGCCGGGCCGGTCCTTCAAAACGTTGCCGTCAACTACGGCGTCTTGACGCCGAGTGGCCTCGGAAGCGTCCGCCTGAGCTCCCAGGACCTCAACTACGGAACGGGCCTCAACCCGTCCGGCCTAGACGTCCTCGTGAGCGGGGGCTGCGCGAAGTGGAGCGAGACCTTCGTCAGTGGGCGGTCGTCGACCGACTTCAACTTGATCCCCGCGCACACGGTCGAAGGAACGAGCGCGAAGACGCCGAACATCTCTTCCACAGGCGTCGGGCACATGACCGGGGCCTACGTCTTCAACATCGTCTGTGAGGATTCCTCCGGGACCCCCCTGGCGACAAAGACGCTCACCTACAATTCCGCGACGAACGCGGTCAACATCGGGACCGGCGACCGCAACTTCTCGAATTGGCCATCCGGCTTCGGCAACGTCGCCGGGGCGAAGGTTCTCTTCAGCACCGGCTTCGTTCACGACAGCGGGCGCATATTCTATACCGCCGCATTCTCTCAACAGGTGATTTGGACTTGGGCGGATACCTCGCGGCCAGGGGCGGAAATTCAGCTCGAATTTGCAAGCGGGTCCGGGAACGTCCTTGTCAAGGATATGTCTTTCACGGGGTCATCAGTCGCCGGTATCGGTTCGCTCTTAACTCTCGCTGGCACCGGCGGTCCTATGTCGGCGGACAACGTTCACGGCTATTTGAGCCAAGCCATAATCGGGAACAGTCAGACGGCCTTCGTTTCGCCGGGCGGCGTTAGCGGTACGGTCAACAATTTCAGTTGTGAGTGGTGCGCCACCGGGGCGGCGGTCGGGTCAAACTATATAATGACAAACGGGTATTTCCGTTATGTCAATAATAACGGCCTATTCTTCGTCAGCTTGCACGACACCGAAATTGATGATGTTACGGTTGCCTCGCTTGTAACTAATGCGCTCAACCAACATCCCGATTGTATGCAGCGGGCAGACGGATCGTCGCAAATACGGCTCGTCGTCAAACGTTTCATGTGCATCGGAGCGGATGCTACTTCGACGGCGCAAGGCCCTTGGTTCGGCGGCGCGGTTCTCGGGAGCAACGGCGGCATACAGGGCTATATCAGCGCCGGATGCGGCAACACAAATCCCGGCAAAAACCTCTGCATCACAAGCGGCGGTCTCCTGACTGGTTCTGCCGGATCTGTCATCTATTCGCCATCCGGTTCGCCTGTCGGCGCGTCCGACCTCGTGACTATCGGCAACTGCGGCTCGAACTGTCTCGGTCAGACCTCGGTGGCGCTCAACCTCGCGTCCGATATCAACTACGGAAGCGCGGGAGCTCCGGCGACGTTCTACGGTCTTCAGACCGTGGACAATACGTTCGATATGATCGCCTACGCGGCGAATACCTTCAACGGCTTGGTGAGCGGGTCGGAGGCGGGAACCTCGACCGTTTCGCGGTTCACGTATATCGAGCAGGACTACCCGGGAGCGGGAGCGGCTGGCGTCGGCTTTACTTTGGGAAATTGCGAAGTCACCCAGGTACATCTCGGAACGTTCAGTCTTAGTGGCGGGATTATTTACGAGGGGATCGGCACTCGCAAGGCGAACCCGATAACCCCGGCGACGCCATGCTCTCCGAACGTCCCGCCCGCCAACACGACGGTTTCGAACGTCACCTCGGCGAGCGGCAATACGACGACGCTCAACGCGGCCTTCGCCGGGGGCAACCCGCAACCGATCCTCGAGGCCGTCCTCCCCGCGACGTACAAAGGCGAGACCGTCGCGCAGCTCAAGCATTATTACTGCGGCGTCCTAGCCGCGAAGGTCGCCGGTCCGCTCGACGGCGGCGGGGGTACTTGGTACAACGCCTTCAACTCCAGCGGCAATTGGGCCGACGGAACGGCGTGTTGACGAATTTTTTAACGAAGAAGGGCAACTACCTATGAAACGCATCGCATTGACTCTGTTCCTCCTCGCCTCGACCTCCGCCTTCGCCGAAGACGCCAAGCCGAAGCCGACCTGCGGCAAATCGGTCGAGGACTGCCAGAAGGTCGTCGACGACCTGACCGGCAAGCTCGGCGAGATGACCCTCGCCTATCAGGGCGCGAGCGCGCAGCGCGACGCCAACGCCAACGCCGCCGCCAAGTCGGCCGCCGACGCCAACCTCGCCGCCTGGATCAACCAGCAAAAGGCCGCGATCGCCGCGCCTTCCGCGAAGAAGTGATCCGCCTCCCGGCGGCGCTCGCGGTTTTCCTCCTCGCGGGCTGCGCCAACCTCGCCGCCTATCAACCCTACGTGGCGGACGTCAAGGACCGGAAGGCCCTCGCCGACGACGAGGTCGCCTGCCTCGCCCGCGCGGAGGCCTACAAGGCCCCCCTGTCGGGCCAAGCGATCGCGTCGGCGGCGCTACAGGGGGGCGCGGTCAACGCCGCCTCGGGCGTCCTCAACCCGCTCGCGCCGGTCTTGGGGAGCCTCGGCTACGCCTCCGGCGAGTTCCTCTCCGAGCTCGGGCTCTTGAGCTCGGCCCAGCGCCGGGTCTTCTTGATCTGCCTCTCTCATCGCGGGATGCGGAGCGGCCTCTACGACGTTCTCGATCCAAACCAATAGGGGGAAAGTATGTCGCCGAATCTCAAGTTCGACATCAAGATAACCGGCAATCCGCTCGTCGACGGGGTCATCCTCAAGATGGTCGGGATGTTCGCGGGCGGCCTCGCGATCAACGCGGCGGTCTGGCTCAAGGCCCACGGCTTCGCGCCGGACTCCGAGATCCTGACGCAGGCGATCGGCGGCGTTATGGTCGGCGGCCTCGTCCTCGTCGCCGGTTGGTACAAGAGCAAGAACGACTACGCGAAGGCCGCGCAGGGCGGAATCAACCTCGTCCTTAGCGGCGAGGCCATCGCCAAGGACGGGTCGACGATCATGAACATAGGAGCCCCGGGCTCGACCCCGCCGATGCCGGTGACGCCGAAGACCGGCGTCGAGATCATGAAGCTCGCGACCCCGGCGAAGGCCGCCTAGCTTGGGCGCTTTTTGGACTTGGCTCCGGGAGACCGTGACGGGCGTTATACTAGGGTTCTTCGGGAAAGGCCCGGGAACCGTTTCCCCGGCCGAGCGGGTCGGGCAACTGGAGAGCGAGAATGCGGGACTCAAGAAAGAGATCGACGTCGCGGACCGCGCGGAGGCTGCTCGCGATCGCGTTCCTGACGACCCTCGGAGCGTGTACGACGACCCCGCCAACCGCCGGGAGCGCCCTCCCGGCTAGGACGACGCCGACGGCGACCGCGCGCTACGTTCCCTGCGCAGCCGACCCGATCATCTCCTACAACGCTCCGGACCCGGATCACCCGGTCAACGAGACGGCGGCGAATATCTACGACACGCCGCCTACTATTTCACAAATACGAAAGAACAACGCCGCGCGCATCGAAAGCTGCGGCAAGTGACGTCGGCACAAAAGGTCAAAAGCGTGGCAGAGAACGCCTGGGTTACGTTCTTCGGACGCGGGATGCAGCTGATCGGGACGCCGCTTATGGTCGCCCTGATCCTCGCGGTCCTTCACAAGATAGACAATTTCGGACACCGGATCGACGTCCTCGAGGACAAGATGTCGGTCGCCTATGCCGACCCGTACCACGCGACCGACGCGAAGCGCGACTTCGAGTGGCGCGACCGGAACGCCGCCGGAATCGAATCCCACGTCGAGAACCTCGACGGACGCGTGCAGGCCCTCGAGCTGGCCAACGCGCGGGGACGCAAATAAGCTCGCGGACCAACCAAAGGAGAAGGGCATGACAACTTCAACAGCAACACTCTCGGGCCTGGCCGCCCAAATCGAGGCCTTCGCGTCGGCCGCCGTTGCCGCCGCCAAGGCGGAAGCCGAGAAGATCGGCGCGGAGATTGTCGTCGAGGCGAAGGCGGTCGAAGCCGCCATCGAACCGATCGCCGTCATGGCGTTCAACGAAGTCGTCCAACAGTTCGGCGCGCTCGCGGCGGCTACGGTGACGAGCTTGTTCGGCCAGGCGGGCGCTTTGCTCTCCGGCGGCGAGAAGGCAGACCTCGCCGCGAGGACCCTCGTCGACGCTGTCGAGCAATCCGGCAAGAAAATCCTCGCCGACGACGCAACCGCCCTGATCAAGAACTCCTACACGGCGGTCAAGAACCTGCTTCAGCCCGCCGGATAACGCGCCGACGATTGATCCTAGATAGAATGAAAAACGCCGCCGAGGCTTTCGCTTCGGCGGCGTTTTTGTTGACGCGAGGGCAAGTCGATTGCCGAGCCTACCTCCCGGTCTCCGGCGCGTCTAGGGCGACCCGCGCCGTCCCGTCGGGTTCGGAGAAGGCCGCGAACTCGACGACGGCTAGGACGGCTCCCGCGACCGCCGGGAGGGCGAGGAAGGCGAGAAAGAGGAGCGCGACGAGGGTCAACCCTCCCGACCCCCTGACCTCGCGGCGGAACAGGGGGCGGGCTTCGGGCTTCGGGATATAGACGCGGCTCATCGGCTCGGCTCCTTGTAGAATTGGTGGCCGCCGATCGACGCGGTCTCGCGCCAACCCTTCCAGCGGACCTTGGTCAGCGCGCCGTTCTCGTAGCGGGTCGCGCCGCCGGTCGGGTCGGGGGCCTCGTCGCGGTCGATCCAAGAAAGGAGGGCGACCTCGTAGGCGTCGTTCCAGGCGTCGTGCTCGCGGATCGAGTGGTCCCGCCCGTCGTTGACCCAGGAGAACTGGCAGACGCCGTTCCGGGGGTCGCATTGCGAGACGACCTTGCAGGCCTTGCGGGGGAAGACGCCGCCCTTCATCCGATTGAGGACGACGTTCGTGACGTACCACATCCCGTCCTCGCCCTCGCCCCGCGCCTCGAAGTAATTGTTCTCGGCGATGCATTCAATCTCGCGGAGGTCCTCGTCGGAGAGACTCGCCGCCGCGCTCCGGACCCGCGCGTCGAGCGAGGTTCGGATCACGACGACGCCGTCGCGGGCGGCGATCGCGTCGCGGTAGCCGCCGGAGAAGAGGAAGACGATCCCCGCGAGCGCGAGAAGGCTCATCGCGAAGGCGGCCGGGCCGAGGCGGTTCAAGACCGCCTCCCGTTCGACGCCGCGACGATGATCGCCAAGAAGATGAAATTGAGGAAGATCGAGGCGACGAGCGCCCCCGCATAGTGTTCGTGCATTTGCTTCGTCTCCGGTTATATACGCGAGAAGCATAGGCACGAATTTCCTAACGGGAGGTTAAAACGGAATCGGATCGTCGGCGGTCGCCGGGTATTTCGGGACGAGAACGACCTCGAGCCCTTGCTCCGGCGCGACCGGGACGTTCGCCTCCGACCAGAGCCCGACGTTGATCCGCTTGACGATCGCCTCCGCGACCCGCTCCCAATCGTCGTAATAGCCGTCCGGCGCGGCGAGGACGGGCTCGTTGTTCGCGTCCTTGACCTCGAGACCCTCGACCCGCCACGGGCGCGGATGGACCTCGGAGAGTCTCCAAGGACCGCGCGGGTAGGACCGCGACCCGGCGTAGGAGCCGTAGTAGGACCAGGAGGCCTTCGAGAGCCCGCGCGGGCGGCGCTTCATAACGGCGCGGAAGGCCTCCGACGGCGGGACGTGGCCCGGGAACGTCATCCCGTGCTCCCAGTTGTCTTGCTCGGCGGTCAAGACCGCCTCGACCTGCTCCTCCGTCGCCTCGGTCAAGACCCAGCGCGCGACGAGGTCTTTTAGGTGATAGGTGTAGGCGATCGAGCGGTTCTCCGTCAGCTCGAGGACCTCGAGGACGTTGTAGGTGAAGACCGACGGCTTGCCGAGGTCGAGGGCCCGCATCGTCCGGTAGTAGACGTGATCGGATTCGCCGGGAAACGCTTCGAGGAGGACGCCGCTCCGCCGACCGCGCGGGAGGAAGATCGAGTCGATCTCCTCGGCGGCCTTGAGGAAGTCCGGCTGGTCGATGACGACGTAGGTCTTGCCCGCGTCGGGGCCGCCGTGGAAGAGGTCCCACTTGTCCGGCGCGTCGATCAGGACGGTCCGCCCGCCCTCGTCGCGGGTATTGCTCTCGAGCTCGCGGAAGGCCATCCAGGGCTGCCAGTTCCGCCCGTAGGACGTCGTGAACGGCATCTCGTAGGCGGTCGGTCGCTTGCCGCCCTCCTTGAGGACCTTCATCACAATCGTCTCGAGCGGGGAGCCCCGGAAGGTCGAAACCTTCTTCGTGAAGGTGATCTTGTCCCGGCCGCGCCATACGACCGGCTCCGCGCCGAGCCGGACGAGGACCGCGATCGCGTACTTGAGCCCGGTTCCGAAGTAGCCGATCGGGTTGGTCGTATTGGGCTTCGCGTGCGCGCCCATCACGGTAAAGGCCCGGAGGTCGATCAAGCCGGGGGTCTCGAAGACGACGGCGGTCATAGCGCAATCCTTTCGACGAAGGCTTTTATCTGATCGCGGAAAATCGCCGCGAGGACGATCAGGAGTATCGGGGCCCAGAACTCGACGACGACCGCACCGAGGACGGCGACCATAGCGGCGACGCCGACGATCCCGAAGGCGGCGATCGCGCCCAAGCCGAGGAGGACCCTCACGGCTTTTCCTCCATCCCGAGGATCAGGAGCGAGATCCCGAGGAGGCCGACCCGGAAGGCGGAGGCCTCGAACTCGTCGCGCGCCATAGCGAGGCGACCGTCGAAGGCCGCGCGCTCGTCCGCGAGCGCCGCCTTGAGCTCGACCTTCGCCTTGCGGTACCACCAGCACGCCGACCAGACCTTGAAGCGCGCCGCGTTACGGCGACGCTCCTCGGCCTCGCGGATTTCTTCCATCGTCTTGTCGTCGAGCATATCATTCCCCCTTCTTCGCGAGGAGCGCCGCTTCTTCGACGCCCTTCCGCCACTTCGCCTCGGAACGGGTCATCCCGTTCCACTTCATCCGCCCGTCGACGAAGAGCGCCCAGCTATAGGCGTCGTCGCCGCCGTCCTTCCTGATCTTGACCCGGGAGCCGCTCATCTCCGGTCCTCCCCGGGGATCAAGATCAGCGTCTCCATCGCCCGCGTCTGCGCAACGTAAAGAAGGTTGCACTCCTGCTCGAACGCCGCCTCGGACTTCGCCGACTTGAGCGGGACCATCTCCGGCCCGTAAATCGCGACGGTGTGCCACTCGCGACCTTTAGCTTTATGCATAGTGCAAAGCGTCAAGACGCCCTCGCCGGTCCCGTCGGCGAAGAGCTCGTCAATCTTCGCGAGAACGGCGGGGACGGTCCGGTTCGGGACGGGGATCGACTCGATCACGGTCTTGATGCAGTCGATCCGATCTTGAAGCGCCTCGGTCTTCGCGACGTCGCCCTTCTTCGCGTTGATCTCCCACTCCTTGGCGGCGTAGGCGTCCATCCGCTCGAGGAGGCTCTCGACCCCCTTCGGGCGGAGCTTCTTGACGAGGGCCGAGAGGCCCGCGCCGATGTCCTTGCCGAGGACGAAGCACCCCCTGCCCTCCGCGATCAGCTTGAAGGCGAGGGAGATCAGGGGGGCGGTCTTGCGGCAGAGGATCGCGGAGCTCGCGTCGAGGCGCGGGAGCGCGTCCTTGAGCGGGAGCGTTACGACCTCGCCCTCGATCGCGCCGGGGAAGACGTCGAAGTAGGGGACGATCATCCGGGCGAGTTCGCCGACGGCCTTCGGGCAGCGGTAGGAGGTCGTCAAGGGAAGCTCGACGGTCTTGAACTCGCGGGCGATTACGTCCATCGCGTCGGCGGAAGCGCCCGTGAAGGCGTAGATTGCTTGGCGGGGATCGCCGACCGCGACGAGGCGACCGTCGCGGCGGAGGACCTTGCGGGCGAACTCCCGGCGGACGGGGTTTGTATCCTGCGCCTCGTCGACGAAGACCCAGCTATAGGGGAAGAGGCGGAGGTTCCAGAGGAGCGGGAGGTAGAGCTGGTCGTCGAAGTCGATCCAGCGCTCGGTCTCGGCCTTGCGGTTCGAGGCGGCGAGCGCCTTGCGCGCGATCTCGACGGCGCGGCCCTCGGTCGCCTTCTCGTCGTCGAGCCACATATCCTGCCCGGCGATGATCTCGAACCAGACCTCGGGGACGTCCGCCGCGAGGCCCGGGATGCCGACGCCGATTCCCTTGCCGTAGCCGACGAGCTTCGCGACGAAGTCGCCATACATCTCGTATTCGTCCTCGGAGAGCCGGTCCTTGAGAATCTTCCGGACCTTCCCGCCGTCGACCTCGACCTTGACGTCGCGCCCGAACTTCGCGCAGAGCGCCTTGAAGCCGCGCGCGTGGAAGGTCGCGGCCTCGACGTTGCGGAAACGCGAAACGTCTCCCAGCTCTTCCGCGAGCTGGGAGACTTTCGCGCGCATCTCCTTGGCGATCGGCGTATTGAAGGCGAGGATCAAGACGGTCTCGGAGACCGGGATGTAGGGGAGCGCCCGGACGATTGAGGTCGACTTCCCGGAGCCCGCGACGGCCTTGAGGATCGCGTTCCCGCGACCCTTGGCAATCCAATCGAAGAAGGCCTGCTGAAGTTTCGACGCGGCGAAGGCGCGCGGGGCGCGGACGGCGAGGGCGGCGCTCATTTCGCACCGCCTTTCGCGAAGGCGTCGCGGTCTTGCGACGCGACGAAGGCTTCGATCGCCGCGCGCTTCGACGGGTCGGAGAGCTCGCGTTCGTCGTACTGCTTGACGGAATCGAGAACCTTGCGATCGACGGCGTCGAGGAGCTCGGCGGCGCGGAGGCCGACGTTCTTGTTGCGCATCGCATCGAGGACGACCGCGTAGAACGCGTCGGCGGCGTCGCCGACGTAGTAGCGGCGGGACTTGGCAATTTGCTGGTCGCGCTCGATCAAGAGCGCGCGGCCCCAACCCTCGCGATGCTTGCTGGCCTCGTCGGCGGTCGGAATCCGCCCCGAGAGGAGGAGCCCCTCCGTGATCGCGGCGAAGTCGTCCTGCTTGTCGGCCTTGGCGAAGAGCGTCCGGTCGACCCAGGAACCGTCGGCGGGCGTCAACGCGCGGACGAGGACGGGCTCGTGGTTGACGTCGAAGAGCTCGTAGCCCTTGCCGCGATAGTTGCGCATCCAAACGGCGCGGCGCTCGCCGTCGACGATCACGTCGAAGTCGTTGATCAGGTTGCGGGGGTTCGTCTCCCCGACGTTGGCGGGGCAGTCGCGGATCACGCGCTTGAAGGTGAAGTTCATTTCTATTCTCCTTGGCCGCCCTCCCCGAAGTCGATCGGGGAATCGGGTCGACGCCGTCATCCTAGCCCGGAACCCGGGGAAAAGTAAAGTTAGGGCTTCGGCCAAGAATTAACCAATTCGACGAGGCGCTCGGCGAGATCGGCGGGGACGTTCGCCGGGTCGGAAAGCGCCTTGTAGAGCGTCCGGCAATTCGAGACGTGCCGGTGCTTGGCGACCCGGACCTTCTGCTCGGCCTCGATCGCCGGGGTCCAAGGCCGAACGATCGTCCCGGAGAAGCTCCCGCCGGTCGAATGCCCGCGATTCCCGTGAAGCCGGTACTGCTGCGCCTCGACGGCCTTCGGCTCCTTGGCCGGGGCGAGCTTGACGTTGCCATTCTTGAGGATGACCGCGACGACCATCCGCCGGTAGGGCTCGTCGTTGCCGCCCCGCTCGACGGCGACGGGAGCGCCGAGGACGAAGGGATTCGGGCCGGGGTCGAATTTGGTAGCTTTCATCTCTCGTCTCCCGGGAAGTTGACGCGGTCGCAATACGGGTCGACCTTCGCCCGCCGCCAAAGGGCGAGCGGAACCGGGTCGTGCCCGTCGTTCTGCATATCCCAATCCGGGGCGAGGGCGAGGTCGGCGTAGTTGACCTCGTCGCCTTCCATCCAAGCGAGGGCGACGTAGCCTCCGTCGCCCCGGAACTTGGCGTCGAAGAGGTCTTCCCAGGCGATCGAGTGCCCGTAGGCGTCCCAGGCGGCGGCGAGCGCCGGGTTCTTCTTGCGGCCGGGTTTCACAGCGGCATCTCCTTCGCGTGGTCGAAGATCGCCGCGACCTCGTACTTCGTCCGGCCCTCCTCGTCGTTGTAGCGGGCGAGGCTTTCCCCGAACCCGAGCCCGACGAGGGCGCGCTTGAGGGCGTCCCCGCACGGCGCGTCCGTCAGAACTTTCACGCCCGTCGCGCGGAAGGTCGCGCCGACTATGCAGAAGGATACGGCCTCTTTCCGCTCGACCCTCGTCGGCATACCCGAAGCATCCCGGGCGAAAACTCCCTGACACCACCCCGCGAGGACGAGGGCCTTCGCGCGATCGAGCGCGGCGTTGCGGGCTTCGAGGGTCGTCATATCGTCACTCCTTGTTCCTTGAAAACCGCGTGCCCGAGCCACGGCGCGATCCGGAGCTCGGTCCCGCTCCATTCGGATTGCGACTTCGGGACGTAGACGGTCACCTGGTCGCCGGAGTCCTTCGCGACGCGGAAGGCCCAGGCGCGCTCGGTCTCGCGGAAGACGTCGGAGCGGCGAAGGCGGGTCGGGCGGGTTTTCATTTCGCGCCGTCCTTGAGGAGCCGCGTCGGCCATTGCGGGAAGTATTTCCCGAGGACCGAGACATTCTCGATCTGCTTCGTCTTCCAGCGCTCGACCGCCGCGCCCTTGCGGACGGTCAAGATCGAGTGCGACCAGACGTGGTCGCCGTCGAGCTCGGCGGCGTCGCACGCGCCGATCTTGGCGACGAGCTTGAGGATGAAGAGGTCGTAGTTGATCGCGGCGTCCTCCTTGGCGTGCTGGACGAACCGCGCGACGAGGGTCGGCTCCCAAGCGTACTCGCCCTTCTCGCCCATCCGTCGCGCGCCCTTGAGGTCGCGGACGAACCGATGATATTTCGCGTACTTGTCCTTCGCGAGGTTGTAGCTGATGGTCCCGTATTGAAGGCCGCTCGCGCGGTCCGGATAGGGCGCGAAGCCGTCGACGTCGAAGCCGACCGCCTCGAGCTCGACCTTGACCTTGGCGGCGTAGGCGATCGCCCACTTCTCGGCGGCGGCGACGGAGGCGGCCTTGAGCGGGTGGACGGCGCGACCGACCGGCTCGCGGCTCGCAATCGTCGCGGCGATCGTCTCGGCGGGAATCTCGGCGGCGTAGGCCGCGTCGATCTCGTCGTTGAGCTCGCGGAGCCGGTAGACGTGACCGAGGAGCGTCGAGGTCTTCTTGAAATAGGCGGCGCGCTTGGCGGCGGCGACGCGGGCGGCCTTCTCGGATTTTTTGGTCACGACGTCTTCCCCGCTTCCCAAATCGCGCCACCCTTGATCCTGTCGAGGAGTATCTCGGCCTCGGCCTGATCGACGACGCGGACCGAGTCGAAACTCTCGCAGAGGTCGCGGCCCGCGCAGAGCGCGTCGTTACGGAAGGCGAAGCGGTCGTAGGTCGACCAGTCGCCGGTCTCGTCGATCACTTCGACGGTATATCGTTTGTCGGTCACTTCACACCGCCCTTCGTCGCGGCGATCGCGCAAAGGGCGTTGACCTTCTTGTAGAGCGCGGCGAGCGGGCTGGCGTCAAAAGCGCCCTCGCGACCGTCGTCGTCCATCTCCATCGCCTTTTCGACGAGCAGCGCGCGGATTTGTTCTAGTTCTTGATGGGAAAACATTTTGTCGTCTCCGGTTATCTCGGCCCCCATAAGGCCCGATTCCCGGGGAAAAGTAAAGCGGGTTCATCGCCCGAAGCGGAACCCCCGCTTTTCCCAAAACGAGACGAGCCGGGGGTCGGCGGCGGCCTCCCAAGCGTGGACCGTCACCTTCGAGACCGACCGGGCCTCGGCGACGGCTTCGAGGGTCAAGCCGGACCGGCGGCGGGCGAGGGCGAGGAGGAGCTCCGGCGACGCCGTCTGAACGCCGAACTTCGGCGAAACGGGCGAGGGCCGCCGGTCCTTCTCAATCTCGATCAAGACGTTCTCGGTCACACCGAGCCGCGCCGCCATCTCGACCTGGGTCAGCTCGAGGACCTTCCGAACGAGCCAGGCGGTCTCCCCCGGGGTCCTTTTGGTCAAATCCTTGTTATTTTGTTTCAATTCGCTCTCCGTCGATTTTGAGGGGGTCTACGCGGCCTCGGGCGGCCCGGGGTCCGATCCTACCGGCCCGACCCGCCGAGCCGGTTCTCCGCCGCCCGCTCGAGGCCCCGTCAAGGCCCGGAGGACCCTCCCGGTCGGGAAATTGCCCTTCCCGAAGGCCCTCGCGACGAAGAAGGCGTCTCCGGCCCGGACGGCGTCCTCGAAGACCCCCCTGATCCCGGCGGGCTCGAAGAGGAAGTGCCAGGGGGGCGCTTTGAGGAGGAGGAAGGCCCGCCCCCCGGCGGCGGTCCAATCCTCGGCGAAGGCGACTTGCTCGAGCGTCAAGGTCTCGACGTGAAGCCGCGTCGCATCCCGCTTCGGGAAGCCGTCGATCGACTTGAGCTCGATCCAGCCGGTCGCGGCGTTCCCGTTCGGGGCGCGGAGGGCGTAGGCGACGTCGGGAACGCCGAGCGCGGTCGAGGTCTCGATCCGGACGAGCTTCCCGAACGGGGAGAGGTTGTCGCGGACGGTCGACCAGTAGGCGTCTTCCCTCACGCCCGACCCTCCGCCCGCTTGGCGAACTTCTCGAGGCCCTCGAACTGTGCCCGCGAGAGCCGCCCGTTCCGGTCCCATTGATCCTTGATGCTCGCGATGAAGTCGTTTGCCTCTCCGCGCGGGTCCTTGCTCAAGACGGTCTCGAACATATCGTCGACGACCTTTGCGAAGGCAGCCTTCCGCACCGCCTCGGCGGACGGCTCCGTCTTCGCGTCGCGCGGCTCGATCTCGACCTCGACCTTGATAACGCGGTCGAGGACGCGATCCCAGGTCGTGTCCGACTTGCGGATGATCTCGTTCGCCGAGTTGATCGCGGTTAGCTTCTCCTGGTCCGCGCCGGAGAGCGTCATATTCATTAGTTTTTTGAGTCGGCGAAAATCCTCGAGCTTCAAAACAGCACCTCTTGTTTTTGCATATCTTCGCGGAGCGCAGCGACCGCGCCGTCGAGGACGGTCCGCCCTTCGTTGCGCCGCTTGATCTCGAAGTAGACCTCCGCCGCCGCGCGGCAATCGGCGAGCGCGCCGTGAGCGCCGGGATAGTCGCGCCCGAAGAAGAAGCGGTACGCCTCGGTCAGCTTCGGGGTCTTGAATTGGTCCGCCCGGCCCCAGCGGATCATCTGTTCGGTCGCGGGAAGGCGACAATGCGGCGACGCGAGCTCGGTCGTGTCGATCACCTCGCCCGGCCCGGGGAGCGTGACGGGCTTGCCGTTGCGCGCGATCGCTTGCCGCATTATCGCGAGGTCGAACTTCGGATTGTGCGCGATGATCGCGTCGGCGCGAGAACGGAGGTGGACGTAGGCCGGGACGACGAGGGAGAGCGGGACGCCAAACTCCTCGGCGACCGCCGTCGTTATACCGTGAACGCGCACGGCGGAGTCGGGGATAACGTAGCGGCCTTCGGGGCGGACGATCAACTCGAGCGTCGCGAACTCCGCGCCGTTGTCTCCGTCGACGAGGAGGCAGCCGAGCTGGACGAGCGGCGGCTGCGCCGGGTGATCGTCGGCGAGGCGGTCGCTCGGGATGCCGCAGGTCTCGGTGTCGAGGAAGAGGAGTTTCAAGAGAGGCCCCTTATTTCAGTACCCGTAGAAATTCCAAAACGGCGTCCGCCGTTCTAGTCGCTATAACCATCTGCTGCGGATCGCCATCTGGGTGATTTTTCGTCGGCAAAAATCGCCTATCCTGCGCTAACATAACAATCTCACCACAGATCGGAGTCAGGTTTATTCGTTTCCGAAAACACCGCATAAGGTCCCTCAATCGTAAGTTCGGAAAGCGGCGTGGAGCGCAATTAGCGCAACCACCGCAATTGCAACCCATTGCCATTGATCTGTAGTCATAACGTCGTTCCCTTCTAAATCTTAGTCAGGCCATTGGGATAAGCCTTGAACCATTCTCGGTCATACGAGCCCCGGTAACCGTCGAATTGCACATCGACCGTATCTCCGACACGATCAACGACGCCCTCCTTGCCATTCATGTGTCGCACCCTATCGCCGTCAGCGAACTGAAATTCAAAAAACGCCTTGCCGCAGGTCGGACAATGTTTGACGATTTGATATGACATCGAACGTCCCTATTCTGTTGGTGGTGAAGAAGGCGGCGGGGGTGGGGGAACAGGATCGAACTGCTTTCCAGGGTCCGCCAGTAGCGCGAAAATCTCGCTCGCTGTCTTTCCTTGCGGGTAAACCATCTGGAAGTCGCCCTTTTCCAAATCTTGGAAATAGAGTCCGACCGTGAACCTAGCGCCTAAGTCATACGGAACGCGCGGCTGGTTATCAGCCGGATCGTCCGCAATGTATTCCCACCAATCTGGTCTCATAGCCGCCCCCTATTCTTCGTAATTGCCAGTGATAAGAGCAGTCAACGCTACGCAACCCATTCCGAGCGGCCCAATGAAGCCAAGGTAGAAAAGCCAATCGCTCATAACGTCCCCTTCCTGTTAGTGGTTGATCTGGCAATCAATGCGCCCGCAATCCGGACATTCATTCGTGTCCGCCGCCGTGATGCGCCTGCACGACGGGCAGAGAATGCGATGTTTGCTCTCGGCCATGAACGACCGCTCGCAGTTGGCACACCGGCATTCGTATTGCGGCGTTTCTGGTTCCATAGCCGTCCCCATTAAACTTTCTTGTTAAGGGCTTGCCTGCCCGCTTCGGTCACAACGTAGATGGTGTCCCGCCCGTTATTGATTGTGCGAGCGGCGCGCATGAACCCAAGCTGCACCAGGCTGTCGATGGTCGATTGATCGGCATGACAACCGGCAGTCTCGGCGCAGAAATAATTGCGGTAACTTTCCGTTGAGCGGTCTAGCCCCAACGAGTGCCGTATAATGTCTTTCTCAGGTTCGCGCAGCACGCCCATCCTTGGTCCCTATTCCGCTGAGGTTGAAGTGTCCGGCACCGGGTCGCGGTAACCGTTTGCGAGTAAATTGCGGCGGCGCTCCGCTTCTTGCTTCGGGTCAAAGTCTATGGTGATGACTTTGGTCCCAACTCTTGCGGGAGGAATGCTCTGATCGGTGCGAATTTTCATAACGTCGCCTCCCCTGCTGCTTCGAGTGCTTTGCGGATGCGATATTGCGTCTCCGCGAAATTCGACTTGAACCATTCTATGGTCGGCCCTTCCGGCGCGTGGTGTGTCAGCGCCCCGGCAATGACGTAGCGCAGGGTCATCACCTTCTGCCGCAGACGCGTATTCTCGTTCAACACTTCTGCCAGGGCATCGTGTGCGTCCATCGTCGGTCCCCTTTCTACAAACAACCGAACAACGCGCGAAGCGTCGGAGCTTCCTTGATCGCGCGCGTTAGGCCTACGATTCCTTCAATCAATCCCGGCGGAAGTCCGACAACGCGGACTTCGCCGATCGTCCTCGACTCCGCCGTCGCGCCGACGAAGAGCGTCCCGCGACCGCGAAGGCAGGCGATCGCCGCGCGAAGCGTCTCCGCGCCGCGCCCTTCGAGGAACGAAGTCTTCTCGGGTACGCCGAGGACGCGGAGCGCGATCTCCGCCTCGCGGCTCCGGGAATAGCCGACGATCACCTTTGCCTCCTGATCTTGCCTTCAACCTTGCGCTCCCGCGCCGCCGCCTGCTTGTTGATCTCGGCGGTCGCCTCCCCGGCGATCCCGCCGAAGATAGCGCCCGCAACGAAGAGCGCAAACATCCGCTCCTTCTCGAGCTTTAGTATAAAATCCTTCGGACCAATCTCAGACGAGGTATATCCCGGCATCTCCGCCGCAAGGTAGTCCTCGAAGGCGTTCTCGAGCGATTCCTTGGAAACAGAATATGTCACAGCGCCTCTCCCCACGTCCGCCCCGTCTTCGCCTCGACGAGGACCGGGACCTTGAGCTTGATCGCGTTCGGCATCACGTCCTCGTGAAGCTCGCGCCAAGCCTCGCGGCCCCGCGCCGTCCTCGGGATCGAGGAGTTGAGTTCGTCGTAGATCGTAAGTAGGTACGGCCCCAAGGCGTCCGATGCGGTCAATCCGCGATCGACGCCGTCGACCATCGCCTTCTTGATTATATCCGCGTTCGACGATTGCATCTTCTTGTTGAGCGCCGTGTAGGTGTGATAGCGGACGATGTTCGGCCCGTATTCCTTCTCGGCCTCGGCCCGGCGGAGCGGCGTCGCGGGATTGTCCCAGTTCTTCTTCGCGGGCTCCCAGAGCAGGAACCGCTGGCGTCGCCGGAGGATCGAGCGGACGAAGCCGTGCTTCTCCGCGTACTTCTGCGCCGCGTCGAACGTATCCTTGTTGAACGGTAGCTTCGCGTCGTAGAGGTCGATGAAGGCCTGCGCCTCTTGCTTCGAGATGCCTAGCATCTCGCCGATCTTGTTCGCGCGGGCCCCATAGGTCTTGCCGAAGTTTAGGTTCTTGACATATTTCCGCCGCTTCTTGTCCTCCGGCGGGATGCCAGCCATCTCGGCGCACATCTTGTGGTAGTCGGTCCTCGGGTCCTCGTTGTAGGTCCGCCGGACGGATTCCGCGCTCGGCCCGACCGCGAAGTGCGCGAGGAGCCGATACTCGATCTGCGAAAAGTCCGCCGAACCCCAATCCTCGCCGTCCTCCGGAAGGAAAAGCCCCCTGATCAGGGGGGCGACGTCGCGGAGATCTTCGTCGGCGCGGTCGTCGTCGCGGCTCGGGATGTTGGCGAGGTTCGGGTTCGCGCTCGCCGTCCGCGCGATCGTACCGCCGCCGTCGTCCTTGAGTTGCTTCCACTCGCAATGTATCCGGCCCTTGACGTTCGAGCCGATGATCGTCCCGTCCATAAAGGTCGAGAGGAGGGTTTGAACCTTCCTCCCGTTGTAGATCGCGGAGCAGAGCGGGTCGCCGAGGCGGGCGGTTAGCCAACCCTTCGTAATCGAATCTTTCCCGGACTTCGGCGTCTTCGGGATTTGGTGCCCGTTCGCGCGAAGCGCGTCGGTGAAGCTCTCCGGGATTGAGAGCTCGGCCTTCGGGCTCGAGAGCCGCCGAACCTCGGCGAGGAGGCGGTCGCGGACGCGGACGAGGCCCTCGCGGGTCCGGATCGCGCCCGCGACGTCGACGCGAACGCCGCGCCGCGTCATATCGACCAAGGGGCGGACGAGGCGGCGCTCGATCTCCCAGACCGGGAGGAGCTCCTCGGCGGCGAGCTTCTCGCGCTGGAGCTTGATGATCCGGAGCGGGCGGTCGACGTCGGCGAGCGCATAGGGCCCGGCGTGCGAGGAGTGGAGCTTCCAGACGTTCGACTTGATCTGCGAATCCGTCTTCCAGCCGCGCGCGTTGGCGGCCTTGCGGAGAAGCTCCTCGTCCTTGCCTTGCCCGAGGTAGTCGCGGGCGAGCGCGTCGAGGTTGAACTCGTAGCGCCATTCGTCGAGCAACGGCTCCGCGATTTGAACGTCGTCGAACGCCTCGACGAGCGGGAACGTCACGCCGTTCTCCGCGAGCCAGTCGAGGTCGTAGGCGAGCTTCGCGCCGACGACGGTCCCCCGGAAGGCGTTAAGCTCCTCGCGGGCCCAAGCCCAGACGATCCGCTCGTCGAGGTTGCCGCCGCCTTCGTGGCGAACGGGAAAGTACCAGCGGCGACCGTCTTCGGTCCCGACCGCGAGGCCGACGACGTAGTTGCCGGGGCGTCGGACGCCGGGGCCGAGCTCGGCGATTTGCGTATCCTTGGTCTCGACGTCGACGGCGAGATCGCCGAAGCGCGGCAAGCTCGGAAGCTCAGCGGGCGGATGCCAGGCCGGGACGTCCTCGAGCTCGACGGCGGAGAGGAGGTTCAAGCCGCGCCCTTCTCAATCAGCCATCCGGCGAAGTCGCCATAGCGGAACCACTCGACCGGATTGCCGGGTAGGTCTTCCGGGTCAAGCGGGCGCTGGACGCCCGCGAGCGAGAGCTCTTTGTCGATGATTTCCTTCGGCGAGACGCCCGTCGACAGCTTGCCCGCAAGGGTTAGGCGATTGAGGACCTGGCTCGCGTAGCCCGAAGCGAGCGCGGTCCGGTCGACGACGACGAGGGCACCGCCGGGAGCGAGGTTGCACCAAAGATCGTGAAGCAACTTCCGCCGCTTCTTGGGCGGAACGAACATCACGAAGAGGAAGGCGACGATCAGGTCGTTCTTGTCCTTGTCGGCCCACGGGACGTTTGTCGCGTCCTCGTTCCAGACGTTGACGTATGGATGAAACGACACGAAGTCCCTCGAGCCTCGCCGCTTGATTGCTTCGATCATCGCCTCCGACTTCTCGACGCCGTATATTCGGGCGGACCGCGCCTTGAGGACCGACTGCAGGGCGTAGGCGACGTTGCCGGTCGACGCGCCGAGGTCGATGACGCCTCCGCCTTCCGAGACGTAGTGCCGCGCGATATGGACGAGCCCCTTCGTAACGAAGTCGTACCACGGGAGCTGGCTCCGGACGTGCGCGTCGAAGTTCTCCGCGACGTCGGCGGTCTCGAACGACCACGCGCCCTCGGCGGGTCGCTCGGAGAGGCCGTCGCCGGAGAGCTTCTTGATCTTGGCCTTCTTGGTCATCTCTTCCTCGCCTCTCTCAAATCGCGGTACGGGATCAGGACCTTGTCGCGAACCGCCGAAGCGACGGCGGCCATCATAACCGGCGGGACGGCGCGGCCCATCCGCTCCCATTTCTGCTGATAGGTCCCCGTCAACTTAAAGTCATCGGGGAAGGAGCAAAGCCGCCGGACCTCGGCGATCGAGAACTTCCGCTTCTCGGTCGGATGGCATACCCCGGCGATAGATTCTCCGCCGTGGCTCGCGAGGATCGTCGGCGCGGGCTTCGACCGGCTCGCGCGGATCAAGGAGAAGAAGCGGTCGGACTGCTGCCCCTCCGCGCACTTGTCCCACTCCGCGCCGATCGCGTAGCGCGAGATGTCGATCCCGTCCATAACCCCGGGATGCTCCTCGGTCGCGCCGTCGGTCATCCACGGGCAGGCGTCGCCGACGTTGTAGCGATAGTCGAGCGGCTCCGGGTAGGCCGGATCGAGCCCGAGGTCCTCGCGGACGCCGACGAAGATAATCCGCATACGTTGCTGCGGGACGCCGAGCCATTGCGCGTCCAAGACGCGCGCCCCGACGCGGTAGCCGAGCGAGCGTAGGAGCTCGAGGACGTCGTTGAAGTACCCGACCGCAACCCCCCTGACCAATCCCGCGACGTTCTCGGCGACGAAGGTCTTCGGCTTGATCCCATCGACGAGCCGGGCGAACTCGAAGAAGAGGTCGTCGGTCCGCTGCTTGGAGTCGGAATATTTCCGGACGACGCCCCAACCCTCCGACCGCTTCCCGGCGGTCGAGAAGGAGGCGCAGGGGGGACTGCCGTCGAAGAGGTCGAGGCCGCCGGGCTTGACGCCGCACGCGGTCAAGACGTCGGCGGCTTGGACGGTTCGTATGTCCCGCCCGTCGACGACGGTATAGGGGCGCGCGTTCGCCTCGTAGGTCGCCCGCGCCTCCGGGATGAACTCGTTCGCGTAGCCGAGCTTGAAGCCCGCCATCCGGTAGCCGAGGCTCGAGCCCCCGCAACCGGAAAACGTACTCGCGGCGACGAAGCCGTTCGGCTCGAGCGCGTCGATCTCCGCCATCAGCGGGACGCGGTAGGGAGGCTTCTCGGTCATTCTTCGGAGACCTTCGTGTCGTCGGCGTTGGGCTTGGGATTGCCGCGCCAGCCGTAGCCACATTTTGCACAGCAGAACTCGACCTCGATCCCGGCGGAGAAGTCCGGCCACGCCTCGGGCGGGACGGCGCTCTCGGGATCGTAGCCCGCGAGGTCGGAGACCTCCTTGACGTCGAACAAGGCGGAAGCGCCGATGCCGACGGGGCCGAGGGAGGAGGAGCGGAGTTTTGCCATCAGTCTAATACTCCGGCGGCGATCTTGTTATAGGCGGCGATCGGCGACTTCGCGCCGGGGGCGTACTTCCGGAGGACGGCGTTGCCGACCGTCTCCGCTATCTTGGAATCGCCGAGCTGAAGGTTCGTATGCCGCGCGATCGAGAGGGGATCGAGCTCGGGGAACTCTTTCCGAATCGCCTCCTTCTGGCGCGGCTTGTTGAGATCGTCCCAGGTCGAGCGGGCGAAGAGGTCGAAGACATCATTGCTGAAATACGGCGAAAAGATCGAGACGTTGTTCGCGATCCCGATCGCGCGGAGCGTAGAAACTTGCGCCGCGTCCGGGTTCGCGAAGTAGTCCGCCCGGAATTTCTGAAACTTCGCTCTCGGATAGCGGTGATGGATCATCGCCTTCTTCGAGAGCGCAAAATGCCCGTCCGCCGCCGAGCCGACGACGAGCGTCGAAAGCCCGGCGCGCTTCAAGGTCGCAATCGTCGCGAGGAAGGGCCAGAGGCACTCGATCGCGGTCTTCCGCCGGGCCTCCCAGGTCTCGATAAGATAGCGGACGTCGGCGACGATCGTCTCCTCGGAAGTCGGTAGCGCGACCGGAAGGAACGGAAGGCCGAAGGCCTCCGCCAAGTGCCTAGCGGCTTTGAAGTCGCTCGACTCGTACCGTTCGAGGGAAAAGGAAACAACCGTAACGGTCTTCCCCGCGTCGATCGCGGCAAGGACGAGGGCCGAGGAGTCGATTCCGCCGGAAGTCGCGACGGCGATCTTCGCGTCCGGGATAGCCTTGATTTTGTCGGCGAGGATTTGGCGGAGCATCAACTCCTCCCCGTCACGAGACCGCGAACGACCGGGCCGACGAAGGCGCTCGGCGCGGGATAGGCGGAGAGGTCCCAGGCGGTCGCGTTGGCTACGACGAGGTCGGCGAGGGCGACGTGCCACTTGCTCGCGTCGCGCCCTTCGGGGACCGCGCTCTCGACCTCCTCCTCGACGGTAGCCGCGCCGTTGACGCCGACGATCTTGTCGGCACGTATCGCAATCTCGCCGTCGGCGAACCCGGCGACGCGTATAAATGCCCCTCTCCACTCCTCCGTAATTTCCGGAGGAGTTGGCGAGGTAGCAACCTTCTCGGCGAGGCGGTCGATCGTCCCGGGGACCTTGCCGTCGACCAAGGACGACGCGAGCCAGGCTCCGTCCTCCCAGAAGAAGCTCGCGCGGTTCGCGGAGAGGGAGATTCGATTCGGCGGCGTCGCCGCGCCGAGGACGGCCATCAAGGCGCGCTTGGGGATCAGGGCGTCCGCGCCGAAGTCGGGGATCGATGCGTAGGCGTAGATCGCGGCCTGCGGCCCGCAGGCGCTCGCGCGCCCGTGCTGAATTATCAAGGCGTTCATCCACGCCGGTTGGGGGTCCTCGGAGACGAAGCCCGAGAGGACCTCGAAGCGCGAGAGCGTCGCCGCGTCGAGCGGGTGCGCGTCGGCGTCGCTCGGCGTCGCCGGGACGAAGGTCTCGACGAACTTCGCGAGACGGACTTCGCCCTTGAAGCGCCCGGCGCGGATTCGGAGGACATCGCCTTCGACGTCGAACTCGGGATCGGAGGGCATCCTCGAGAGGACGGCCTCGAACTCGGACCCGGCGACGATCGCGTCGCCGAGCCACGGGAAGGGGGCGGAGGCGGTCATCGCGCGCGAGTTCGCGGCGATCCGCCCCCCTGACAAAACGAGCCAGGAGAACGGGCCCGAGTCCTCGCGGTCGAGGGCCGCCTTGACGCGCGCGATCGCCGCGAGGGCTCGGGAGAGTTCCATCGGCTATTCCTCAATCCCGAAGATAGACTCGAGCGTCTTGCCCTTTGGGAGCGTGATCGAGACGACTTCCTTATCGTCGATCTCGAAGGTCCCGCCGACGAGCGCCGCGACCTTCTTGACGCGGAACTTCGCCCGCGACTTCTGATTGCGCCCGTTGTCGGCGAGGCGCATCAGCGGAACGAGCTGACCGAGAGTCTTGCTGCCCTCGACCCCGTACTTCAAGACGCGCCCGAGCGAGGAGTTCTCGCGTACGGCGAGAGCCGTCCCGTTCTTCTTCTTGGCGACCTTCGCCGCCTTCTTGCCCTTCTTTGCCATTTCATTCTCACCATTTTGAGTTTCTGCCGCTGATGCTACCTTCGAGTTCGCGGCTTCGCTCTCGACGGGTTGATTCCGGAATTGAGATTCGAGGAGGCCGAAGACGCGTTCCGCGCCGATCGACCGGGTCTCGAACTTGTTGACGGGCTTCGCGCCGTCCGGCGCGAGCGCGTTGTGCATCGCGACGAGGCTCGGCCCCGACTTCGACGCGAGGTCGCCGACCTCGGAGACGACGGAGGTCGAACAATTCGCGAAGCGCGTCTCGATAGCGCGGTTCGCCGCCGCGACGTCGGCGAACGTAAAGACTTCCACGTCCTTTCGCGACAGCCCTAGTATTAGATAAGTCACCATCTCTTTGCCCTTTCGTTCCCGTCCGCCGAATCGCGGCGCGGGTCGTCTATCCTATGCGCGTCGCGGGGAAAAGTAAAGCCCCGTCACGCTTTCGGGTCGAGCGGGTCGGTTAACTCAATCGTTACGGTCCGGACGCCCCGGGTCGCGGTCACATTGGCGAGCCGCGTCGCGAAGTCCGAGAGCTCAACGTGATCGACCATATCCTCTGGACGATACCCCCGGGCCTTGTACCGCGCGAACTCGTGAAGGATCGGGCGGGTCGTCTTCAAGGTGATCGTTTCCATAGTCTTCTCCTATACGGACTGATCCGAACCCCGGAGGGTCCGGAGTTCGTCGCGGGTCAATTCGTTCTCGAGCTTGCCCAAGGCTTCGGACCAAGGCGATTCCGGATCGCGCGACGTGTTCTCACGGGCTGCGCCCTCGTAGAGCCGGGCGTAGTACCACCGCGCGCTCTCGAGGGAGTGCTCCGGCATCTTCGAGCGCCGGAGATAGCGAAGAATGTTCGAGGCGGCGGCGACCGGGCCCCAACCGAGGCGGAGCATCGCGTCCCACGGTTGCTCGCCTTCGACCCCGTAGTGCGCCTTCCTCGGCTCCCGATCCCCCTGGTTCTCCCGGACCGGCGCGAGGGCAGGGGGTTGGGCCCGTCGCTCGCTCGCGAGCTTCTCGATTCCCTCGACGGTTTCGCGATCGACGTCGGTCACGCCGCGACTCCTTCGAGCTTGTCGACCGCATCGCGTACGACTTCGGCGATCGAGATCAGGCGGCCCTCCCGGCGCGTTCGGCGCGCGGCTTCGAGCCGGAGCCGCTCGAGCTGGTCGGGGCGGAAGAGGACGTTGTAGTAGGTTGCGTTCTCGGCGAGCTTGGGCCTCACTTGAACCTCCGGGGAAATTTCTCGAGCTTGAGCGGGCGCGTCCCTCGCGGGACGTAGCAGCGCTCGATTGAGACAACCCGTCCCATCGTTCCGACGAGCCCGGCGACCTCGAGCTCAATCATCGCCTTCGGAACGCGCGGCGCGTGCGCCTTGTAGAAATTGTCCGGGTCGAGGACCCTCTCGAAGAGCTTCCGCGCCGCCGGGGAGAGGCGGGCGATCTTGCGGTTGAGCGAAACGGTCATGCGCGCCACGCGAAGAAGACCAGCGCGGCGACGACGGCGACGAGGACGGCGTCGAAGAGGAACGACGCCCGGCGCTCGTCCGGCGACATCTCGTCCCAGACGTCGGAGAAGGCGGGGTTGAAAGGACGCGGAACTTGCGGGACCCATGAAGGAATTTTCATTATCGTCTCCAGTTATAAAAATGTCGCGGCGGGGAGTGGTCTCTTAGCCCTCTTGCGAAAGTCGATACGGTCTCGTTTGCGTAGGTTCGACCCCGCGTTGCGGGATGAACGGCTTTGCGACCGACGAACTTTCCTCCTCCGACTGCTTTCGCCGACCGATACGCAACGCGGTCGCCGCGACGATTCGAGTAAAGGGCATCGCGAAGGAGAAGTAAACATCAATCTTCCCCGCAGCCGACGCCGATCGCGCCGCGATCCCGGCTCGAGACGAAGTCCTTCCAGAACTTCCAACCCTTCGGGCAATAGAAGCCCCAATCCCGTATGCGGAAGCCCATCAGGAAGAGGGAAACGGTTTCCGGTATGCTCCCGTCCGCCTCGCGCTTGAGGACGATCCGATGCGCCGTCGCCGCCCGGCGGATCGTTACCGAGCCTTCCTTGCGAAATGTCTTGTACGTCGGGCGGAAGACCGCCTGCTCGCGTAGTTGCGATATGCGGGTCTCGGACAAGGGAACGAAGAGGACTTCCCAGTAGCCGGTCTTGAGCGGGATCGAGACGCTCCCGAACGGATGATCGTGAAGCGCCCGATCGTCGTCGTCGTGAAGGAACCGATGAACGTAAACCGCCGGGAGCGCCCGGACGAACGCCTCCCATCGGTTCTTCGGGACGGAGCCCTTCTCGTAGTTCGACCACGAACACAAATGCCACCGGAGCATATAGCGGTCGCCCGGCGGCCCGACCTCGAAGTCCGGAGACCGCGACGCCATTACGCGCTCGGCCCGTTTCAGTAACGCCTCTCTGATCATCTTCTCTCCTCCCTTAAATCCGATACCCGTACTGCGTGCCCGGCGCGACGAGGATCAGCTTCTCCTTGCACCGCGTCGCGCCGACGTAGAACACGCGATGCTCGCTATCCTCGTCGAGCTCCATCGCCCGGCTCGTCCGGTAGGTCATATCGGTGACGAGGACGACGCCCTCCGCCTCCGCGCCCTTGCTCCCGTGGATCGTCTCGATCCGGACCTTCGGCTCGTCGGTCAGCTTCCCGCCGCGCCGCATGATCGCGAGGTAATATTCGCGGGTCTCGAGGGGGATCTCGGTCAAGGCGTCGTGCCATATCCGGCCGGCATCGTAGCCGAGCTCGGCGGCGGAGCGGCTCCCCTCGAACGGCTCGAACGCGATCCCGGCGGACTTGGCGAGGGCGTCGGCCTCCTCCCGGTCTATCTTCTTGCCGCCCCGGAGCGCCTCGTGGGCCTTGATCGCGCGGACGTCGGCCCAGCGGACGGACTTCTCGCCCTTGACCTCGTACGCAACCCCCTGCGCCCTTGCGGCGGCGGCGAGCGCGGGAAGTTGCGCCCTAGTCCTCGCCAACAAGAGCCAGCGCCCGTCCCCTCCGAGGCCCGCTCCGGAGAAGTCGACCTCGTCGGCGGCGGCAACCCAATCGACCGACCCTTCCCGGTTGGAGGGCCGCCAGTCGCGGGCGTACTTCTTGCCGATCCGCGCCCCGATCTCCGCCGCGAGCCGGAAGGGGGCTCGCGGTAGGCGATGCGACAGGGGGAGATTCTCGATCTCGAAGCCCTCGGCGCGGAGGCCGAGGAACTTCTCCTCGTCGGCCCCGGCCCAGTGGTGGATCATTTGCATATCGTCCCCGGCGACGAAAAGTTCCTCCGCGTTGGCGAAGAGGCGGTTCGCGACGCGCCACTGCGCGCGGGAGAGGTCTTGCGCTTCGTCGACGATCGCGACGTCGACGTCGAGCGGGGGAAAGGAGGAGTCGGCGTAGCGCGTCAGCATATCCGTGAAGTCGAGGACGTCCTCGTCGTCCTTGTAGGCCTCGTAGGCGCGGTTGAAGCGGAGGAGCCGGAACCACTCGAGCTCGGAGCCGTGATCGCTCCAGGCGTCGGCGAGCGAGCGCCCGGTCGTCCGCGCGAAGTGGTCGAGCGTCAAGAGCGGATCGGCGGAGCGACCAGCGACCGGCGCGTCGGAGAAGGGGTTCGTCAAGGACGTCAGGAGCTCGCCGGTAATCTCGGAGACGCGGTCGAGGTGCTCGTCGCCGAGGACGCGGCCCCGCCCGAGGCCGAGCTCGCGGAAGGCGAAGGCGTGGATCGTCTTGAAGTTCGGGAGGTCGTCCGGGGTTAGGCCGAAGGCGTCGCAGGCCCGCTTGATCGCGAGCCGGATCGCCTCCTTCGTAAAGGACGCGAAGGCGATCCGCGCGGGCGGGATGCCCGCCTCTAAGGCGAGCTCGACCTTGCGGAGGAGCTTCTCCGTCTTGCCAGCGCCGGGCCCGCCGAGGACGAGGACCTTCCTCATCTCCCGACCTCGATCTTCCCCGGCTGCCAATAGGTCCGCGCGCCTATTCCCGGGCGGTCGAGAAACTCGCCGCGCTTGCCGGGCTTGTAGAGGTCGACGAGGACGAGGAAGCCGAACGTCTCGTCCGGGATCACGCGCTTGACCCGCCCCGCCCGACCGAAGCAAGGGTCGTCGCGGATGATCACGTCGCGCCCGACGAGGCGTTCGGCGGCGGCGAAGGTCGCCGCAAAGTCGGAAGCCATCACGGCGCGTCCGCCTTCTCAAGCTCGCCGGGGGCGCTCGCGAAGAAGTCGGCGGGAGAGTCGTAGCGGAGGCTCGCGACGATCTCGTCGAGCGCGACCTTGAGCGTCCCGCGCCGCTTCATCGCTCGACCGAACTGCCACTTCGAGTATCCCCGGTTCGTTCCGATAACGTAGATCGGCTTCCCGTGCGCGTCGGCGTAGCCCGCCTCGTAGAGCGCGCCCTTGAGGTCGTCGTCGCGCTCGGCGTAGACGAGGAAGACGTCGGCGCGACGTATGTCGGCCTTGTTATCCTCGAGCCAGTGCCGCGCGGGGCGGTTCATCTCGCTCGAAACGTCGGCGACGGCGGCCCAGCGGGAAGTCAGGTAGATGTTTGGGTAGGCGTCGCGGATCGCGAGGATCTTCTTCGCGTGGAGGAGCTTGCTCGCGGCATAGAGCGAGACGGACGCCCCCGGCGGTAGCGCCATACTCTGCGTCTTCATATCTCCGGTCATTGTTTTCCCTTTCCGAGGTTCTTGGTGAATAGTTCTTCGAGGCCCGCCGCGTAGGCGGCGATCAGGGTCGCTCCGGAGGAGAGCTTCCGCGACTCCGCCATTCCGAAGAGATATTTGATCCCGACGGTCTTGATCGCGCGGATCACGCCGATCGGGTCGGCGAGCCACGCCGGGTTGGCGGCGAGGACGGAGGTCGTCGCCGTCACGATCGGGGCGCGGAGGAGGCCCGGGTTGCCGCCGCCGGTATCGACGACCGTCCGGAGCGCGAGTTCGAGGACCTCGGGCCCCCAGGACTTGAAGGCCTTCTCGAGCGCGCCGATCGCGAGGGTCTCGCCGGGGACCATCCCGGAGAGCGGCTTCGTCCCGCGCGGGATCGTCACGCCGACCTTCTCGAGGACGCGGCTCAAGCGGACGGCGACGGAATCCCCGGCCATGAGCCGCGCGTGCCAGATTTGCTGCTCGGCGATCGCGGTAACGGCCCCGTTGATCACGGAGAAGGCCTTCGCCTCGTCCGCCCGGTCCCCCCTGATAACGAGGCACGGGACCTTCTCGATCCCGCCGTGGGTCCGCGCTGCGATCGCCCGGTGCTGCCCGTCGATTACGGCGTAGAGGCCGCCCTCGCGCGCGCAGACGACGAGCGGGGAGAAGAGGCTCCAGGAGAAGTTTTCGATCACCTGCCGGATGTTCTTCTCGCCCTTCGGCCCGATCGGTCGCTGATACTTCGGGTCGATCCGGAGGTCGCGGAGGTCGAGCCACGCGAGCTCGCCGACGGCGTCGGTCGGAGCCGGGTTCGGGAAGGGCGGCGCGAAGGCGACCGCGTCGAGGGAGAGAAGTTCGTCGTTCATATCGCCTCCGCGTTCGGGTCCGCCATATAGTAGCCGCGTCCCCAGGACGTCCCGATGTCGATCCCGAGCGGCTTGATTTTCTTCCGGAGCTTGCAGACGTATACGTCGACTATCTTGATCTCCGGGACCTCTTCCTCGGTCCTCCGGAGTTGGTATAGGTGCTCGAGGATCGCCTCCTTCGGGACGATCCGCCCGGCCCTCTCGAAGATGAACTCGAAGACCGCCATCTCCTGCGGGGTCAACGACCCGCAGCGCTTGCCGCCGTAGCGTATCTCCGCGCGGTCGCGGTCGAGGATTATTCCGCCGAACTCGGGAAGCGCCGAACCGCAATGCTCGCAAACTCTCCCGCTCATCCGTAGACCTCCCCTATCATCGACGCGACGGCGCGAGCGTGCGGGCCCGTCGCCTCGAACTGCTCGACGAGGATCGCGACGACCTTGCTCCGGCGCTCGAGCTCGCCGGGCGCGAGCTCCGGGCGCGTCGCGCGAACGGCGGAATAGCCGAGCCCGAAAACGGTCGTCGTCAGGACGACGCCGTAGTCCGCGAGCTTGAAACGGAGCCGCGAGGCGTAGACGCGGGAGGCGTTGAGCGGGTCCTCTTCGACCTTGCCGACGTCGCCGACGAGGTCCCGATGCCGCACCGGGCGACCCTCGGCGCGAAGTAGCGTCGCGACGAAGCGCGCCTCGGCGCGGGTCAGGCTCATTTCGACCGGGGCGTGAAACCGCCTCGCGACCTCGTCGAACGACCATCCTCCCCACTCGATCATCATCACATCTCCACCGCCGCCGCGCCGCGCGGGACGGCGTGCTCTTCGGTCTGCTCGGGGAAGGCGGGAACCGACCAATAGTCGACCCGCTTGCCCTTGATGTCGGATGCGTGACTATCGACGCCGCGCTTGCGGAGCCAGCGCCAGGCGTCGCGGTCGTTGATCCCAGCGAAGCGGTGGGCGGTCAAGTAGGCGAAGAAGTCGGTCGAGCGGAAGTAGACGCGCTTCTTCGCGTGATCCGTAAAGGCCTTCCCGAGGATGATTTCTTCGAGGAGCCGCGCGCGGGCCCGGCCTGTGCAGAAGGCGGCGAGGTGCGCGAAGAACTGCCCCTCCCGCGTCCCGTCGTCGGGAACGACGATCGTCGTCGCGCTTGCGAGGAGGTCGCGGACGATCTTCTCCCAGGCGGACGGCTTGACGGGGTTGGGCCATTTGTTGAGGCGCTCGATCACGAAGGTCCGGAACTTGCGCTGATCCGTCAACGCGTCGGTCGTCACCTCGAGGAGCTCGCCGTCGACCTCGATCACCCAGACGGGCGGTTCGGTCAGGACTTTGGCGAGGGTCCCGAACTTGACGCCGGGGTCGAGCGGTTCGCCGCCAAGGCCGAAGTCGACCTTGGCGCAGGCGGTCTTGTTGCAGACGCCGGAGATCGGGCCGTCTTTGCATTTGTAGAAGTAGTTCTTCTTCTTGACCGACTTGACGACCGACCGTATATCCGCGCTCGGAACGCCGAGGCCGAGCCGGTCATTGTAGTCGATCAGCGCGGCCTCGACGTCCTCCTCGCCGCGCTTCTTGAGGTATATCCCGATGTCGAAGAGGGAGTTGTTTCCCCAATCGCCCCAGCCGTTCGTCGCCCAGAGCGTCCGGAGGCACGGCGGAGCTCCGGGGAAGAGGTCCTCGCCCGGCGGCGGAAGATCGGGCGGCGTCGCGACCTCGATCTTCTCGAGCGTCTCCGGCGAGATCGCGCGGCGGCGAACCTCCTCTATGAACTCGTCGACCGAGAGCGCCTCGTCGTTCGGCCCGAGGGCGTAGCGGAGGCTCCGGTTGCCTCCGGCATACGGGATGTTGATCCAGGACCCGTCCGACTCCGGCGTAAGGACGTCCTGCTTCGGAAATATTTCGACGCCGGGATGGCCCAAGGCGATAGCCCAGGCGATCAGCTTCTCGCGGACGAGCGTCGCCCGCGCGGGCGAAGAGAGGAAGAGGTAGGCGTGCGCGCCGGAGGACTTGGTCCGGCAAACGATCAAAGGAAGGCCGAGCTCGGCGACCTTGGCTCTGAACTTCTCGATGGTTAGCGGATAGACGTCGACGTCGATTGCGCCGAAGACGGCGGTTCCGTCCTCGCGGATCGGGACGATCCCGAGCCCGACCGGGCCCGTAACGGGCTCGTCGGTCTTCTCGTCCTTGACGGTCGCGATCACCCCGGAGAGGTGATCTTCCCATTCCTTGAGGCCGACGGGGCGCTTCGACGTCCAGGGACGGCCGACGATCTTGCCGGTCTTCGGATCGGCGATCGCGCCGGTCGGAACGACGTAGCGCCCGCTCGATCGCGCGAGCCCCGCAAATATCCGAGAAAATTCTTCCGCCCTTGATGACAATGCCCCGAGCCTTCAATCGACTTCTTCGTCTCGTTGAAAAACCCGGGCGGCGGAGCCCTTCTATCCGCCGCCCGGTTCAGGCGACGCTTACATCTCGACTTCGTTCTCGGCTGCGGGTTCCTCGACCAAACCGCCGGTGTAGTCGACCTCGGCCTTGCCCTCCTCGACAAACTTCGCGAACTCCTTCGCCATAGCGAAGAGCGGGTCGGACTTCTTGATGAACGACTTGACGGAGACGTCGTCCGAGCCGTCCTCCTTCTTCGCGAGGAGCCCGATCACGTAACCCTTGAACGCGCCCTTCTTGTTGCGCTCGTTGCCGGTGGTCAGGAGCCACTTGTGGGAATAGAGCGCGGGCTTGACCGGGACCTCCGAACCGGCGACGAGGTATTCGAAGCCGTCGGCGCGGTCGATGAACGTAGTGTATTTAGAAATTTGCGTCGACTGGAACGGAACAATCGCGCGGAACTTCGATCCCGTCGCCGGGTCGATGAGGATCGAGTAGAGCTCGAAGCTCTCGACGATCTCCGTCCCGTCGAGCGGCTTGCCGTCCTTGTCCCGCTTGGTCACGCCGTTCGGGAGGCGGCCGAACTTGCCGAACTTGGCGCGGAGGTCCTTGATGAGCTTGTCGCCGGGCTGATGAAGGCCGACGAAGCCCCCGCCGATCTCGCGCGGCGTATATTCGATGAACTTGTGATCCCGCGCGCACGCGATCATAATCAACGACGAGTAGAGCTGCTTCGACGCCGTGTTCATGAAGAGCCCGGCCTTGGCGTTCGGCATATACTTGGCGTTGCCCTCCTCGCACTCCGGAGAGTTCGATTGAAGGATGCGGAGGAAGGGAACCTTCCGCTCGTCGGCGGAGATGTTCTTGAGCCCAGCCCCCCTGTCCTCCTCGTCGATCTCGACGACCGCGAGCTGGGTATTGTTTGCCGCCGTCGGGAGCTGCTTGTCGGCTTCCGGGGCCGGAGCCTCGGGTTTCTTTTCTTCGGTCTTGGCGTTCATGTCGATATCCTTTTGGTCTTCGTTGAGCCGGTTCCTGGTTGCGTCGACCGGCGGCGGCGCGTCATACCCTTTCGGGTATCTTGACCGCTCGCGTCGGCGAGCGGGAGAAGCAGGGGGTTTTGCGGTCTTCGACTTCGGCCTTGACCTCGGCCGCGCTGACGAGGCTCGTCGGTTTCCAGCCCTTGGTCGGACGGAGCTCGTACAAGCGCGCGGGAAGGACCGGGAGGCCGCGCCAATCTTTGCGCTGAACGACGAAGCGGCGGAGGGGCTTCCTCTCGTCGGCGATCATACCGGCGGCGATCTTGTCGCCCTCGGGATTGGCGCGGGCGGAAAGGACGCGGTCCGCGATGTTGCTGATCTCGCGCCAGACCGGCGGCATCTCGCCCTTGTAGTACTGCTCGACGCCGGGGAGGCCGATCTTCTCCCAGAACTCGGCGTGGTCGGTCATCTTCGGGTTGTTCTTGAGGACCGCGCAGGCCGTTGCGACTAGCTTGTTGCCCATCTAACTCTTCCTCTTCGTCGCGGTGAAATTGTTGACGACCTTCGGGTCGATCCGGCGGCGCGGGCCGACGCCGCGCTCGGCGCGGAGCCGGACGACCTCGGCGCAACCGAAGCGGGACTGCTCGACGAAGACCGCGTTGAAGAGCTTCGTGCGGGACTTCTTCCCTACCGCGACGACGCCGACCTCGTTGTAGATGTATTTTCCGTTCTTGCTCATTTCCCCTCCTTCGGCCCGACCAATTCGGCGCGCGTCAATTCGAATATCCCGATCAAGTCGCGCGGGAGCCGAAGCTCGAGCGGGACCTTCCCGGCGTCTTCCTTCTCGATCCGGCGGCGGACGAACGCCCGCCACGTCGCCGGGTGAATGTTGTCTTCGACCTCGTGCTCGATCGGACGCTTCCGCTTCTCGAGGTCGCGTATGAATTTGGCCGCGAGCTTCTCCTCCCCCTTGTCGAAGAAGGCCGTAACGACCTTCCGGACGATCGGGAAGCCGTGCGCGGCGAGCCAGGCGTGTACCGCCGGTTCGTCTTCCTTGCGGATCGTCCCGGAGATGACTTTCGACTTCTCGACGCTCCAGCCGCCGTCGAGCGGGACCGAAGAGACCCCGGCCTCGCGGAGCGCGGCGGGGAGCTCGAACTCCTCGATCATCTTGACCTCCGCCGCGAACTTCGCGGCCTCGGCCTCGGCGACGGCTAGGTGCTTCTTCGCCTTCCACAACCGTCCCGCGATCGCGCGGATCGAGACGAGGGCTTGTGCCCCCGGCTCGACGCGCGGCTCGATCTCGGAGGGGTCGACGCGGATCATCCTAGAACCCGTTCGCCTTGCGCCAGCGCGCGAAGCGGAGGGCGCGCTCGTAGAAGTCGGGGCTCTCGGTCATACTCTCGACCAAGCCTTTGAAGGTAAGTCCCGAGACGCCGTCCCCGGCCTTGCGCGGCCACTCCGCCGCGAGGCGGTTCGAGACCTCGTCGTCGAGCGCCTTCTCCGGCGTTGCGTGAACGCGGCCCGCGTAGCCGGTATAGGCGGGCGTCGGCTTGACCGAAAACTCCTCGAGTCCGGGGATTGCGTATGAGTTCTCCGTCATAGCGCGGCCTCGTACGGCGCGGCTTCGAGGAGAGCGGCGACGTGCTCGGGGAGGACTTCGCCGCGCTGGCATCCAATCGCTTCGTTCGCGTTGAAGAAGACGCCGTAGCCGTGCTCCCAACTCAAGCCGATATTTTTCGCGATCGTTTGCGCCTCGAAGTATGCCTCCTGGCTATTGACCGTCCGCCCCGTCGCGGACGAGAGGAGGAGGCCGAGCGCGCACGATGCGCAGACGTTATAGTCCCACTTGAAGCCGACCGGCCACCGCTTCTCGTCGCGGAGGAGTGCGATCAACTCCCCCCTATTCTTGCGGACGAAGGACAGGGGGGCTTCCCCGGGATTCGGGTTTTTATCTTCGAGGTACATAGCGAGGCCCTTTCGACTGGGTTGATAGGTCTACGGCGATTCGGAAGGTTTTGCGACAGCTATCTCGGGACGGCGCGCGGTTAGTTCGTGCCAGAGCTTCAATATGGGAATGTTATCCTCCGGCATATCGTCGAGGAGCTTCTCGAGGTCGACGTCGACCCCGGCTTGTAGCGCGCCGATCGCGGCGTTGAAGCGGGAGAGCCGACGCCAGCTCGCCGCAATCCGGGCCTTTTCGAGCTCGCCGAGGGTCTCGAGCATAGCGGCGGCGACGGCGGACTTGATCTGCCGCGTCGGGTCGGTCTCCATCCAATGGTTGTGCGTCTTTCGCATCGCCTTGCGGAGGCGCTCCTCGACGTCGGGCTCGCCCTTGCAAGCGTCGCGCGCCTCTTCGATCGCTATGACCATTCCGCCGGTTATGTCTTCGCCGAGTCGGCTCATTGCGGTTCTCCGGTATCGAGGACGAGAGGGGCGTAGGCGTTGAGGCGGCGCTCCCATTTCAAGACGCGGAGCTTGCCGGTCTCCGAGGTCCCGACGATCGCCGCCGCCGCAACGAGTAGCGCCTGATCGCCGACGAGGACGAGATAGTCCTCTTCGCGAAAGTCGGCGAGCTTCTCGCGGAGCATCGCGAGGTAGGGCTTGAGGTTGCCGGGCGGGCTCCCGTCGGGCGTCACCTTGACGACGTCGCCGAAGTTCGCGGCGCTCTCCATCGGGAGGAACGGCTCGAGCTCGCCGGTCTCTAGGTCCTTCTTGAGGGGCTCGTTGATTATGAAAACCCGGGGCGGTCGGGCGATGCCTTGTTCTTCGGTACTCACTTGCTTTCCTTCGCGTTTGTTCGTCATACGACTTCCCGGACTTCGACGCCCGCCTTCCGCGCCCGCTCGATCATGTCGGCGGTCCCCGTCCCGCCGGGGAAGGCGACGACGAGGTCGGGCTTTTGCTCGAGCATTTTCGCGTTGCGGACGTGACCCGCGAGCGCGTCGTAGGGCTTGCGGTCCTTCTTCCGGAGCTTGATCACCGCGCCGGGGCGGGTGATGTTTTCCCAATCCGCCGGGAAGGAGCGCCACGGGAAGCCCTTCTTCCCGGCCCAGCCCTCGGCGATCGAGTCCGCGCCTCGCGCCCCGCCGTGGATCAACTCGAACTTCCCGACCTCGAGCGCGAGCGCGTCGAGGACGGCGGCGATCCGGGCCCGCTCCGCCGCCCGGCGCGGAAACTCGAGGGGCTTGTTGGCGTCGATCCGGCCGTAGTCCCGGCCGCCGCAGACGAGGACGACCTTCATAGGATTACCTGCCCGCCATAGGTTGCCGAAGCGATAGTCGTTGATGCTTCGTGACCGTTTTTTCGTCCGGTTATCGTCGAGCCGTCGAGGACGAGCAATCCGTTCATACTGACGTCGAAAACCAGGTCATCGCGGTCGGGCTCGAATATAATTTCGCAGTCGCGGAGCACGAGGTGCGCCGCTTGCGTGACCTTTATCGTCCGCGAGATGAGAAACCGCGCGCCGCGAAGCGTCCCCTGTCCCGCGATCCCCGCGAAGCCGTCGATCGTCCGGAACGGTCTCCCCTCAATCATCGCCTGTATCGCGTCGGTATCGTCCGCGACGCCGTCTCCGGTCAAGAGCGGAAGGTCGAGGAGCTTGAGGGACGACGGGACCGCCGCGACGGCGGCGACGGTTAGAAGCCCTCCGAGGAAGGAACGACGGGAGACGTTCACGACGGCTTCTCCTCTTCGACTTCTTCCTTCGTCTGCCACTTGTGGCACGGCGTCGTCTTCTCGTCGACGGTCGGGTACGCCGTCACGAGCCCGACGCCCGGAACGGGGAACGACGACGGCGACCGCTCGATGCACATCTTGATTCGGAAGTTGATCCTCCCCGACGGGTCCTGCGCCGGAACGGCGTGAAAGCAATTCATGCAGTTGTCGGTCATTTGATCCTTCCCTGCGCGACGGCGGTAACGAACGCGCGGTCCGGGGCTTCGGCCTTCGCCTTCTCGGCCTCGCGCGCAGCGATCTCGGCGCGCTTCCTATCCGCGATCAGGCCGTCGATCTTCTCGCAGTCACGCCATTCTTTCCGGTAAACGTAGCGCGTTTCACCTACAAAGCCGCTTCCACCTCCCGACGTTGGAATGGCGCTTGTCGTTCCATAGTCGACGTGCCGCGAGCAAATCTTCTCCGCGCGGTCAAGCGGGGTCTCGGGCCCAGCATCCTCGATACGAGAGAAGGTTGTTGCGGAACTCAATGTAATCACTGTCGAACCAGCCGGTGTTCCTGGCGGGCATTTGACTGCCTTCTGCGTTTGGGAGCCATCATCCAATAGGCACCATGTGCCACCATCTGTCGGATAATATTGGATGTTATCGTAAGGCTGCCCTGCGAGCGCGGGCGTCGCGGCAAAGAGGAAGGCGGCGAGGGCGATCTTCACGGTAGGGACCTCCATTGCGACAAATAGTTGACGATTCTTTCCCAGAAGCCCTCGCGGCCGTCGAAGCGGATCGCCATCCCGACGACGCGTCCGGTCCGCGACTTTGGGCCGAAAAACGGCTCCGGCGCAGGGTCGCCGCCGTAGGTACAGTACGAGAGGGCGAGATCGTTGGCGGATAAATTTAGCGCGTAAGTGTTCTCGGCGCGGCGACGGTCTTCTCCTTTGCCGCTGCAGAACAACGTCGAGTCGGCGAGCATGATTTCCTGATCAGCGTCCTTAAAGATGATAAAGACGAGGGTTCGCCCGGCGTCGCCCCTGACAATAATGTGTTCGAAGCAGACGGAACGTTTCTCGCCCCGGACGTTGACTTCGAACGGGTGCTTCGGATCGGCGGTAATGTCGTGATAGACGATCGCCCCTTGCGGGCAGTCGGAATGATTTAGCGTCCAAGTCGCGCAGGTCGAGCCACCGCCGTCGGGGCAAGTCACGTTGAACGAATAAGGTTTGGTCCTATCCGCGACCTGAACCGTATCCGTATGCGGCGGAAACGTCACCGCCGCGAGCGCGGGGTCGATCGCGTGAAGTAGGCCGAGGGTCGCGGCGAGGAGGAGCGCGGCGATTGCGAAGAAGCGGAGGAGGTTGAGGGTCATGCTAGTCGAGTCCCGTTTCGGGTCGCGCCGTGAGGACGGCGGCGGCCATCTGCGCGAACGTCCGCGCGAGCTCGTCGCGGCGCTCTTGCGACTTCGGAAGCCAGAACGTGACCGCGCTCCGGTCGTCGTCGGCGGGCGGATGATGCAATCGTTCCGACGAATGAAGGATCAACTGCACCGCGCTGTAGGTCAGCCCGGTGTTGCTCTTCTTCTCGAGGACGACGACCTCGTTCGTCAGTTCTTGGCTGTAGACGTTGATTCTCATAATTTTGTCCTAATCACGGGAAGCACCTCGTTCCCTTGCGCGGAAGGATCGTCGAGCCGCGCAAGATATATTCGCAGCCGGTCTTCGCGTCGGTCGCGACGTCGAAGCCGGAAGTATGCCAGCGGTCCTTGTCGGAATCGTCGCCGCCGGAGAGGAGGCGCAAAACGAGGACGACTGCAAGATATAGTAGCCAGAGCGGGCCGAGGTACGTGCCGATTCCGATCGCGACGCCGTGCGCCTTGTTCGCGTAGCGCGCCCGTTCCGCCCTCGCGCCCTCCTTCGACGCCGGGTCCTTTATGATGTTCACTTCAACGGCCATATCGGATTTCATTTCTTTTCTCCACGCTTGATCCCGGCCGTCCAGCGGTTTTCGCCCGGCAAGACAGATAGAGCGAACGGAATAGATGCTGGCCACGACAATCCGAGGACGAGATATCCCGCGAAGTTTATCTGGTGCTCCGGCGTAACGTAGGCGCGGTCCATCGCGTCGAGCCACGCTCCGAAGAATAACCCGATAACCGCGTAAGAAATGAGAATAAGATATTTCACGGCTCCCTCCGTAGAACCTTGGCCGATACTTTAACGCCGTCCGGGAAGCCGAGGGCGTCGAGTATCAAATCGCAGACGTTATCCGCTGCCTCGGCGTCTTTCATATCGCAAGCGTCCTTCGCTTCCATCTCGACCTCGAATACGATCTTGCTCACGACTCCCCTCCGTCTTTGAATCCCGGGAGGAACCGGACGCCGACCGTCGGGACGATCGCGGGCCGCCAGACATTGCCGCAGCGCTGGCACGCGTGGGTATGGTGCGGCTTCGTCGCGAACTCGCCCTCGTCGACGTGGAGGGCTTTGCATTCCGGACAGACGAGGCGGAGCGGGATCGGAGCGGAGGTCGCCGACGCTTCTTGCGCGCCGAGCGGCCATACGACGTCGATGACAGTCGTCTTAAGCAAGGGCTCGCGCGGCGTATTGGGATAAGCCCTATTCGCGCGGCGCTCCGCTTCCGTCGCTCTCTCGTAAATAGTATTTACGAATGCGAACGCTTCCTCGAGCGTCATGCGTCGAACGAATAGTACCGGCGGTTCCATCGTCATCCCTTCCTCCCAATCTTCCCCATCACGTATTCGGCGGGCTCCGCCTTAGCGGCGTGCGCCTCGCGCTTGACCTCGTCGAAGGTGTCGTTCGCGAGGAGGTCGACGATCAAGGTCCCGGCGTGACGCCCCGCGACCTCGGCCCGATCTTCGGATTGCGACCGCTTCCGGTTCGAGAACCCATTCTCGACGTAGCACATCCACGACGCCGCGCGCCCGTCGAGGCCGCGACCGAGCGAACTCTCCTTCGTGACGATCAGGTCGGCGATCCCCCTCTTGAACCGGGAGAGGTTGACGAGTTTGTCCTCGTCGTCGACCTTGCCGTCGTAGCGAACGACCTTCCGGCCCATCGCCTTGGCGAAACCGAGAACCGCGTCGACGGTCTCGTCGAAAACGGCCCAGACTATTCCCGGCTCGGGGTTCATCCGGAGGACGTCTCCGAACGCGTCGAGCCTCGGATTGCTCTTCGGGTCGACGATCGTCTTCGCGGTCTTGAAGATTACCGCGCCGACGTCGTTGCAGGCGAAGCAACCGTCCCCCTGACAATTCGCGCAAATCATCGGGAGCTTCTCGCCCGGGACGTAGTTGCTCGCGACCTGATCGAGCCGGATCATCCGCGTTAAGACGTGGGCGGCGCTAACCTTCTTGCCGGTCCGGAGCTCGGCCTCGAACTCGGTGCGCAGGGGGTCGTAGACGGCGCGCTGGGCGGGCGAGAGGTCGAAGTGATAGGGCCGGTAGAGCTTGTCGGGGATGTCGAAGACGTCCTTCCTCCGAACGCGGAAGCTAACCGTCGCGAGGCGGTCGGCGAGAACGTCGAGATTTTGGAACTTCTTCCGCCCGAGCTCGTCGACGGCCTGGACCGGGAAGAAGTTCTGCTTCGGGACGCCGGTCTTCTTGTCCTTGATCCAGACTTCCTTCTGCTCCCACTCCGCATAGAAACGCTTGAAGTCGGACCACTTCTCGAAGCCTAGTACGTTGCGGTCGAGGAAGGAGAGCTGCGCGAAGAGGTCGAGCGGGTTCTCGTCGGACGGCGTCCCGTCGAGGACGCGCCGGATAATCGAGCCCGGGAGCTTCTTGATCGCTTCGAGGACGCGGGCCCGGACGTTGCCGGGCTGGCTCGCGAGGAGCGAGGTCTCGTCGGCGACGACGAGCGCGCGGCGGGTCCGGAGGAAGAGGCTTATCGCCTTGCGGGCGGTTACGGAGGCGAGCGCCTCGCCGTTGACGAAGAGACACGCGAGGCCGTGATGCTCGACGAGCTCGCGGAGTTCCTTCGCATAGTAGACGTTGTCGGAGAGGGAAGAGCGCCAGACCATCGTCTTGGCGCGGACCGGCTCGGGGAGGCGGAGCTTGGCCTCGTCGTCCCAGTTGAACGGAACGCCGCCCGGCATCGAGATTGTCAGGAGCGCGTCGATCCCGCGCGTCGCCCAGGACGCCGGGCGGTAGACCGACTTCGGGGCCGCCGGGAGGTCGCGTATCCGGTTGAAGTCGCGGAGCTTGGGGAGTTCGGCGGCGAGCTTCGGGCCGAAGCCGCCCGCGTTGATGAAACGCCCGTAGTGATAAACCGTCGCGCCGAGGGTCACGATAGTTTTCCCCGTGCGCTGTTCCATCAAGAGCGCGGCGAGGCGCATCCCGACGGTCGCCTGGTGCGCCTCCTCCTGCTTCTCGTACGGGGCTTGTCCCGGCGGCCAGGTCAATAGCTCTTGGAGCGTTGGGAGGGTCACGGCTTCAACCTCGGGTCGGATTTGTAGATATAGAACTCGACGATCCGCCCGTCGGAGGTCAGGCAATAGTAGGGGGAGCCGACCTGACCCGTCGTCAAGTGCCCGCCGTGCGCGTGACAATCGGCACGATAGTCTTCGCGGAGCGAGAGCCATTCTTTTTCCCAGCGCGGAGGCGAAGCGACGAACCTAATCGCCCAATAGTTGAGGACGACGGCGATACCGCACAATGAAAAAACCGCGACCGCGCTCAAAGCAATCGCGCGCCCGGCCTCCTTGGGGCTGCTTCGCAAAGACTCGCCCCTCCCTATCACGGCCCGCTTCCCCCGACCTTCGAGGCGACCTTCCCGACCGCTTCAACGACGCGGACGATCCGGCGCTTCTCGAGGCCCTCGCGGTCGGCAATCACGATCAGGGCTTCGAGGGAGGCGGCGAAGTCGAGCTCCTTCTGGCGCTGCCAGGAGTTGAGCATCGCGACCGCGACGTCGGTCGGGGTTCGCGGGGTTATCGAGGGTTCGGGCGGAGGCGGGCGGCGGAAGAGGGTGAACATCGGATCAGGTCCCTTCGGTTGGTTTGAGCATCTCGTCGACGATCTCTTGCGCGAGGATCAGACCCTGCTCGAGGCCTTCGTCGTATTCGTTGCGCGCTTTCCAGATACCGCCCCCTCCGACGTTGAAGTTCTTCGAGACGAAGTCGACTCGGGCCCGGTCGATTGCCCGCCGCAATTCTTTGAGCGCCGCCCCCCTGATCTCCGCGCCACCCAGCATCCGCCCGAGGACGAGCGCGTGATATTCGGGGGAGAGGGCAGGGGGTTGCTCGATTAGGACCGTCCGGACGGCGGCGAGGACGGAATCCGGCGCGGAATGCTTCCCACAATACGCCCCCCACAAGCGGCCCGCGAACTCCCCCGGCGTCTCGACGAAGGGCCAGCGCGTGAGCTTCGGGTAGGTCCGCGAGGCGTAGTCGGCGGCGTCGGCCTCCATCGTTCCGGGGACCCGGGCGATCGCGTCGACCGCAATCTCGGCGAGCTCGCGCCGGTCGCTTCGAAGGTGCAGCGAGCGCGAACGAAAATGCTCCCCGATACTCGCCGCGAAGGCGAGCTCGACTTCGCCGATTAGCCGCTCGCGCGGGATGACGATTTCGTCCTCGTCGCTAGGAATTTTTCCCTCGTCGTTGTCCGGGCGGATTGCCCTCGGCGGCGCGAGCGCCGGGTCGTAGGAAAGGTCGACCTCGAAGGCCGGGAGATCGCCGAAGGGGGTTTGATAGGTCTCCGACGTCGATTCTCCGGGGCGCGGAGGTGGGCTAGGCGGCGATTCGAGGGCTAGGGCGTAGTCGGATACCGCCCCGAGGGCTTCGAGGGCCTCCGCGAGCGTCGGATGCCTTCTCGCGGTAATCTGGAAAGGGACGAGGGCGGCGACTAGGCGGGCGGCAATCCGCTCGAGGTCGGGGTCGGTCATCATCGTCTCCGGTTATTCGACCCCGCCTCCGAGGGTGACGCATCGGAGGCGGGGCCGGGGCTAGTAGGCCGGGGAGCGGGGTAGCCCCTCCGGGCGACTCGAGGTTAGGCGAGGAAAAGGAAAGTGGCTACAGCTAAATTTGGTGAGCTAGGTTTGACCGGCGATGCCGGGTTCTTTCGGCGGCGCGCGAAGCGGATTCCAGAGGATCAAATTGCCCTCGGCGTCGTAGCGTTTGGCGACGTCGCCGTTGACGGAAATTTTGTAAAGGGCAACTTGCGCCCGGTGCCGCGCCGCGAGGAGGTTGCCCGCCGTCGCCGGCATTCCGACCATATAGACGGATTTTACCCATTCGTCGAAGGCGATCCCGCCCTCCGCGAAGAGGATGACGTCGGTCGCGTACTCGAGGTCGACCCTCCGGCGAAACTGCGATCTCCGCTTCGTCCGACCCTCGGCGATTTCCTGCAGGCGAAGGCCGAAGAACTCCGCCGCCGCGTAGAGGCGATTGAACGCGGCGCGCTTCTCCCGGGACCAGAAGCTAACGTCGACGCGCCCAGTAACGAAGATCGTCGACGAGGGCGGCGTTAGATCGGGGCCGTCAATCGGCTCCCACGGGAGGGGTTCCCCGAGGAAAAGCTCAGGGGGTCGTCCGGGACGTTCGTGTCCGGGAGATGCGGGGCGAGGGAGATTTGATCCAACCATT